GTTGCTGTTGCTGTTGCTGTTGCTGTTGCTGTTGCTGTTGCTGTTGCTGTTGCGATTTCCTTTTTTGCTGTAATTCTAAATTAGCTTTTATTAAATTAATGGATTTTTGTGCGTTTTGACTTTCTTGATTGGCAAGGTTGGCGTAGTTGCTTGCTGTAATTGGATAGGTAGCCACAGTAATTTGTTGAATATAACCTTCTGCTCTACCAATATAGTTATTAGCTTTTTCAACAAGAAGATTTATATATTCGGGAGTTTGTAATTGTGATGTGGATTGTATTTGTTCTTCAACCCTTTCTAATTCGGCTTTAACGCCTGATAACAATTTTTTAGCAGCGGCTTTGGTGTCAATAACAGGTTTAATGGCGCGCCAGCGGTTTTGAATTGTTCTAGCAGCAATCGCTTCTTCATCGAGTTGTTTTGAAGAAGTGCTGGAACTTAATGATTGTAGTTGCGGTTGTAGTTGTAGTTGCGGTTGTGGTTGTAGTTGTTGTTTCAATACGAGATATTGTTGTGGAAATGTGTTTCTTAACGTAGTGCAAAAATTGTTTAATGCATTAAAAGGGTTTGATTTAAAATTCTCTGTCGTTGTTTTTATAAAATTAAAAATATTATCTTTTTGCCCAGGAACAAATGATGCAGATGAAGCAATAAATTGTAGCCACTGTTTGTATTCTTCTTCTAATAATGCATACCCTGCGCTTTTTTGAATTGGATATGTGGCTAGTATGTCTAACGCATCATCAATAATTTTTTTATCTTGTTTTACTTTCTGTTGTGCTTTGGCATTTTCTATAATTTTTTTTAGATATTCATTTTGAGTGGAAATTATTGCTTCTTTTTTTGGTCGATCAGCCATTGCTTGTGTATAAGCAGCTTCTTCTTCTGCAGTTGGCGGCCTACATGTTACCATGACATTAACTGGACTAATAAATTCTCCTGCCAGTTGATCGTCATTCATTGCAATTTCGGTTCCATTTTGTCGCTTTTCAGTGAATATGACATTCTTGATATCTAAACACGGTGTTTTAAAAAACGCATTTTTATTTTCAAACATATGTTGTTTCATATCTCCAATTTTTACTGTAGAATCATAAATAAATATTTTTTTAGTTTTATCAGCAAACGTAAAGATGAATTTAACTGGTTGTGGAGGTTGATCAGGAGCTTTTGCTTCGGCGACAGCTGCTTCTTCTTCTTCTAGTTGTTGCTGTTGTAATTGTTGCTGTTGTAATTGTTGCTGTTGTAATTGTTGCTGTTGTAATTGTTGCTGTTGTAATTGTTGCTGTTGTAATTGTTGCTGTTGTTGAAGAGCTTTTGCCTGAGCATCAGCTTTTAAAGATTTTAAAGTTTCTTTAGCTCGTTTTGATCTGAATAAATTTTGTATTTTAGTAATCTTACCTAATGCAATAGCGGCATCTTTTTTTTCTTTTTTTTCCCGCCATTTTCTTTGTAGTTGAGCGACGGCTTTGTTTACCCTTGTTTCTCTCTCAACTTCTTCCTGTAAATCTTGTAAATAATCTTCACTCGAAACATCTTCTTGAGGTTCGGGTTGAGTAGGAAAAAACATAGCTCTATATTCAGAACCTGTTTGTTTTTTTTTATTTTCATATCTTTCAATCATTCTATTGTTTTCAGCGATTGATTTTCGAATTCCTTCTAATTTATTTTTTATATCTATTTGTCTGGATAATTCAGCTTTTTCTGCTGGATTTAAATCTTTTACCTTTTTTCCTTTATGCCTTTGTATTACAGCATCATTTTTATTAGAAAGAAGTTGTTGTTGATTTCTCTCAAGAAATTCTCGACGTGAATATAAAATTTGTAATATTTGTTCTTGTATGAGTATTTTGTCTCGTCCAGTTTTCATTTTTTTTTCAGCTTGAATTAGTTCTTGTATCTCTTCTTTCAATTTATTAATTTGTTGTAATAGCGGACTTCCTTCACTAGCAGTAGATGCTGCTTCTCCCTGTTGAGCTGGACTGGCTGAACTACCTTTACCCCCACCCATTTGTTGTGCAGGATCGGTTAGTCCGTCAATATATTTTTCAAAATATACGCTTCCAAAATTGATGACTGTATCGTTATCATTTCTGTTAAAAGGCAATGCGAATCGGTTTGTATGAATTAACGATTTCCTTGGAAGAATGTCAACATCAACATAATTTAACTTAAAATCAAAGATATTTTTATAAACATATCGTAATACACGAAAACGAATGTAAAGTATAGTAATATCAGTTCGACGGTTGTTTGCATTTAAATTATAAAGAGCGTCTTCATCTACAAAGTCATGTATAACAACCTGGGGGGCAATAAAATGATAGTTATATAATCCAATTAGAACGTCGCCTATTTTTAGACCGTTTATTGATGCAATGCTGCCTGATTCAATATTTGTTATGATTTGATATTCCTTTGATGAATCGATTTCGAACTTTATACATTCTTCATGCGTTAATTTTCTTATCGTAAATCCAAATATTTCGCTACATTTTGCTTTTTTAGCTCTCATTTCTTCATGTCTCAACAATTCGTCGAATAGAATAGGGTCTGACGTTGTTTGATTATATTCGATTGCTTCAACAGCATCTTTGGATAAATTCCGACCGCTGGAATCATAATATAACATTTCAAGTATTTTTTGTGTGGCCGGCGAATCTATGACTGTTTTTATTGATTTCTGTTGTAACGCATTTTGTGGTTCTGAAGACCCCGATGTGGATGACGATGACGATGGTGCAAATGAGGATAAGGATGGTGCAAATGAGGATAAGGATGGTGCAAATGACGATGACGATGGTGCAAATGACGATGACGATGGTGCAAATGACGATGACGATGGTGCAAATGACGATGACGATGGTGCAAATGACGATGAGGATGGTGCAAATGACGATGAGGATGGTGGTGCAAATGATGATGAGGATGGTGCAAATGACGATGAGAATGGTGGTGCAAATGACGATGATGATGGTGCAAATGACGATGATGATGGTGCAAATGAGGATGATGATGACGATGACGATGATGATGGTGCAAATGACGATGATGATGGTGCAAATGAGGATGATGATGACGATGACGATGATGATGGTGCAAATGAGGATGATGATGACGATGACGATGATGATGACGATGACGATGATGATGACGACGACGATGAGAATGGTGGTGCAAATAATGGTGGTGCAAATGACGATGATGATGGCGCAAATGATGCTGGCGGCGGCGTTGTAAAAAGAGGCGACGATTCTGTTACAGGTGGCGGTGGTGGTGGTATAGTAAACGGATTTTTTTGAAACTGTATCAAATTAAAATGGTTACCACCCACTTGTTGAATATAAATATTATTATCTCCTTGAAGATCAAATAAATCTTCATCATTTTTTCTTTTAAATAGTCCAATGATTTCTAACCTATCGTTGAAAATAATTATATTTTTATCTATAATAAACGATGTAACGGAACCAATAATGTCGGTTACTGGAAAAATAGCTGCAAATTTTTTATCGAAGAAATTTTCAACTGACAATATAGTAACAAGATCGCCGTTTGTTAATTTGCAATTTTCAATACCATTTAACCTACTAGCTGCTTGATATAATTGTTTATCAAGTTCTTCTTGAAATGCGGCATTTGTGCCATTTTTTATAAACCATGTTATACACATTGCAAGATGACGTCCTTTAATTTGTTTGGGTGCACCAACTGCAGTCAATACTGTTTCATAAAAACACCATCCATCATCTTGGATTTTTGTAACATGATATTGCATACTTGGATCATTTGGATCAAAATAGTTAGTAATATCAACCAACATTTCAAGATTCGGTAACAGATTCATTTGTTCGTTTATGGCGGCATTCTGTAACACGAATTTAAACTCGGTTAAAGCGGCATCAATGACATCTTGTTCATGTAACAACACTAAGTTCCCTAAATATAGAGAGTGATTTACTAAACGCGGTTTCATATCAGGATTATCATATGGACCCAATCCTTGTTTATCTTCCACAATGATGCATTCGCTTTGAGATTTTCCAACAATTTGAAAATTTGGATCATTATCCATACGTTCACGAAATTGTAAATATTTTTGTTTATCATTAAGAACCCGAAACGGTTCAAATATGGATGATTCTAATGCAGCAATGGCTATTTTCGCATCGACTGCAGCTTTTAACGGTTTTCTAAATGATGTAAAAGCAGAAGCAGACGACGCAGACGACATATAACAATACTATGTGTGTTTTTTTATAAAATGAATAAACCAATGATATCCAATGATATTTCAGTATGGTTTTAATACGGTTTTAGTACGGTTTTAAATAATAAATAATAATATTTTATATTATTTTATTATTTTTATATTTTTTATTCATTTTATTATATTATTTAGTAGATTAAAAACCAAATATAATAAAATGCAATGCAATGAAACAAATATAATAAAATGCAATGAAACAAATACAATGACGTAAATAATTAAAAGAATCGTTTGGATGCTCGAATCTTCGACTGGGCTCCGCTGTTCAAGTTTCCGCCAAAACTGCCATCATTGTAGTTACGATTGGACGCCTGAAGTTTTCTAAACCGCGTGTAATCGGAACTGTCATACACGTATTTCACGTTGCATGTGGAAGAAGGGACGCCACTACCGTCAGGATCCGGCTGAATTGCGCCGGCCATGGTCTTCCATCCATTTAGCCCGCCCCTTAGAGAACTGATTTGGGACGAACCGCCGGAAGTATAGTACTGTCGATTCAGAAAGTCGCCAGCATTGTTTACGGCGCGAAACGGGGTGACTGCAACCGTTACATTGTTTACACTGCCACTGGCGGCTTGTCCGTTCCACGCTTCTCTAAGCGTAACACGAGTCATTTCGCGCTCGCTGCCACCTTCCGGTCCTCCGCTTCCGCTTTTACCGGAACCACCTCCAAGCAATTTAGCGGAAAATCCATTGTATAAACCGCCTAAAACTAATTTCATTTTTATAAACCGAGTTTGAAATAAATATTAATATATAATAATATAATAATATTTTAATTCGCGTTATTTTTATTTTTTCTATAATTAATAATACAAATTTTAATAATAGTAAATAATATAATATAATAAAATTTTCATTCGTTAAAAATGGTTTGTATGAAAAGCTGTATTATTGCGACAATGTTTATTGTTGCAATGATTTTCACAATGTATAAAACAGACAGTGTGTCATCCATTCAACAATTTACTCAAGTTCTCTCTGCAAAACAAAATGCAATCTATAAAAAAATTGCAGATGAACGACGACGAATTTATTTCACGGGATTCGGTTTAGGACTTGTTTTATCTTTCCTGTTCTTATTTTGGAAAAGCGCGACAAAAAATTCGTATAAAATCAACCGGTTTTCAACCATTTGCGTCGTTGGCGCAATTACATTCATGACCAATTATTTTTACTACACGCTGTCTCCTAAAAGCGACTGGATGATTCTTCACATTGACGGCGACGAACAGAAACGGGCGTGGCTAAACGTGTATCGAATCATGCAATACAATTACCATCTGGGAGCGCTGCTCGGACTTGTGGGTGCGTTTTTTATCGCCAACACGTTTTGCGATTGATATCATTCTTTGCATCTAGATCCATTAGCATTTCTACCGCCATTACAGCACTCACGTCCAGCATTTGCATAGTAACGACCGTTATTCATCGGGATACTACCTAAGGGAAATTATAAATCCGCGATACGAGTTGATTTTTTTTACTAATTCTTGTATTTCTGTTGGTAATGTGTCTAGTACATTGTTTGGTGTTGATGATAATGGGTTTTGATAATTCTCATTTACATTAAATAAAAGCATCTATAAACGTTTTGATTAATTCAATATTTTTAATTCCTGGGCTTAATTCAAATTTACTATTCATATCTAAGGCCATTAAATCCTGGCCTGCCGTGGCTGCTTTCAATACTTGTATTCTTTGTACATCATTCATACCAATACCCCCACTTAAAAAAAAGGGTTTATTAAAACGGATTTTCTTAATAATTTCCCAATTAAAATGCTGACCCGTTCCACCATACAAGGCGCCATCGGTATCAAATAAATAATAGATAGCCACATTTTCAAAAGCTGCAAAGTTGGGAAGGTCCTTAGATACTCTAAATACTTTAATGACCGGAAATGCTTCTTGAATAGCTGCACAATAAGAAGCGTCCTCCTCTCCATGAAGTTGAATCATATCAAGACCTGCTTTACCTGCGGTATCTAATACATTTTCAATATTCTCATTCACAAATACACCTACTTTTTTAGTAGTAGCTGGTTTAAATGCAGCAATATCTTCTAAACGTAAACTAGACAACGCATATCTCTTCGAACTTGGATAAAAAATAAATCCAATATAATGCACGCCTTGTCTTGTAATATCCTCGGCCTGTTCAATATTCGTTATGCCACAAACTTTAAATTGCATATTAGTTTGTTTTTATTGCTTTTGTAAATAATTCAAATGCTAATGCCGGATTTTCCTCTTTCATAAAATACTCTCCCATTAAAAAACCATCAAAACCTTCTTTTTTTAATAACTGATAAGTATCTACACTATAAATTCCACTTTCAGCAATACTTAATTTCCCTTTAGGTAGTTTATTTTTAAGTTCTAATGAATGATTAATATTCACTTCAAAAGAATTTAAATTTCTGTTGTTAATACCCACAAAATCTACTTCATCGCAAATATGTTCTAGTTCAGTTTCGTCGTGTATCTCTAATAAAACTTCCAATCCTAATACTTTCGCCTTCATAGCCAATAATTGAGTATTGGCAGGTGTTAAGCAAGAAGCAATTAATAAGATAACTGAAGCTCCATAAGCTTTCGCTTCTGTAATTTGAAACTCATCTATAATAAATTCTTTTCTTAATACAGGTATTTCATTTTGAATAGCTATAGATAAATCGTCTAAACTGCCTCCAAAAAATTCAGCATCGGTTAATACAGAAATACCCGCTGCACCATATGCATGATAGGATGCTGTTACTTCTTTTACAGAAGCATTGTCATTGATTATGCCTTTAGAAGGTGACTTTCTTTTAAATTCTGCAATAATACCGGTGCTATCTTGTTTTAATAAATTTGCTTTCAAAGAAGATGCTTGTTTAGAAAATAAGGGCATGGCTTCTAATTGCGCAATGCTAATTTCATTTTTACGCGCAGCCACTTCTTTGAACTTATGGGCCACGATGGTAGCTAGTATATTCGTTCTTATAATTTTACTACTCATTGTAAACTAATTAATTTTTCTAAACATTTATAAGCAGCGCCCGACTCTAAACTGGTAGCCGCTGCTTTAAAAGCTAACTCATATGTAGCATACTTACCTGTAACAAATAAGGCCATGGCTGCATTAGATATTACCACCGCATTTTGAGACAATGTCCCCTTACCTTGAATAATTTTTTTAAATATGACAGCTGCTTCTTCCACGGTCTTACCTCCTTGTAATTCTTCACTAAAAACTTTTTTCTTACCTAATTGATAAGGTGTCATTATATACTCGCCTTTATTGGTAATCACTTTTGTATCGGTAGTTAAAGTAATTTCATCATAGCCATCTAAACTATGTATTAAGGTAAAATTTTTACCTATGGACTGTAACAAGTAATTGTAAATTCTAGCCATCTCTAAATTATACACGCCAATTAGCTGATATTTTGGTTGAGCCGGATTCACAATAGGCCCCAGCATATTAAAAAAAGTACGCACCCCTATATTTCTTCGAATAAGACCTACCGTTTTTAAAGCAGGATGAAATAAAGGCGCATGTAAAAAACAAATACCCGCCTCTTTAACTTCTTTCGCCAAGGGGGCTTCTTCATTTTTAAATACATAGCCCAATTGCTCCATCACATTCGAAGCGCCACTTACACTAGAAGCGCCATAGTTACCATGCTTCACTACTTTCTGTCCTGCCCCTGCTACTATAAAACATGCTAGTGTGGATATATTAAAAGTATTCTTCCCGTCACCCCCGGTTCCTACTATGTCAATAGCATCATCTACCCCTAAATTCACTTTCACTGCTAAAGAAAGTAAGGCATCTCTGAAGCCCATTAATTCCTCAACGGTAATACTGCGCATTAAATAAACCGTGACAAAGGAAGTAATTTCATGTTCATTGTACTTGCCTTGAGAAATTTCTACAAGTACCTCCCTAGCATGGTCTCTAGTCAAGGTGTTATGGTCAAATAAATATTGTAATATTTTTTTCATGCTTATTTTTTTAACCAATTCTTTATGTTGTTCTTGTTCTACTTGTTGTAATCGTTGTGATATTTGTTGTGTTAAAACTCCATCAGATTGAGAATTCCCGTTGCAACTATTTTTCATTATTTTACTTTTTAAAACATTTTTTTTATCCATTTTTATTATTTGTTTATATTTAGATTATAAAATAAATAAACTAAAAAAATAATATAATGTATAATACAACAAACAAATGTGTGATTCTAAATGCGCCTGTGAAAACAATTCGTGTAGTTGCGTAAACAGACAATGTACCTATTACAACTATCCGTCTTATTTGAATTCAAAAGCATGTGTTCCAAAAGAAAATTATTCGACATATAAATCATATTCAGGAGTCGGATACAAGGGAAAGTATCAAAATCCGATTTCATATTTTAGCTCATTTCCGTATCGGTATTGCAAACCGAATACGATTGTCGATTCTTCCGGTTATCCAAACGGCAAATATAATTCGTGCTGCTGCAAATTCGCATCATGCGGCAATTAACTTGTTCCAACTTCTTAGTTTCATTCAAATTTATTCCGTCATAATTCGCGGAACCACATTCATCGTTTGCAGCTCTTGAAATAGCAGTTTGCACGAATACGGAATCTCGACATACGCGAAATCGGTGCGGTTTTCGCACATTTTGCAGCAGTGAATTCCGAGCGCGTCGTTATACGCCGCAACCATTCCGCATTTGGAGCAGACGTGCACCTGGAATTTATCGGAAACGTCGTAGAGTCGCTCGCGCGTGAATCGTGCAGCTCCGTGCGATACCATGCAATTGTGCGCAACGATTCCATTTACAAGGAATGAATGTGTATCTTCTACGCTAATGTCATACACGTGTTGCGGACCGACGCTGATGCGCGACACAACCTCAAGATTCATCGTTGGGAGCGATGTGCAATCGCGGTGAACGCCATACGTTGCACTCGATTCGTATTCTTTTTCAAATTTTTGGTCATCCACATCATCCATTTTTTTATCTGATTCTGCGTCATCGCTTAGAAACCAACTCAGAGCTCCAATTTTTTCCATAAACTGTTCCGCAGTGGGAAATGACTTGGATGTGAATTTACCAAACTCTGTTCCTTTAATCAGGTGATCCGTAATGTCGTGCGTGCTTGGAATCGCGTAATCGTGAAGCAGTCCTTCAGTTTTCTTCAACTCTTCTACTGCCTTAATAATTGCACTCTTTGTGGGCACAATCTTGTCCGGATACTTGGATTTGATTTCTTTGAAGTGTGTAATTTCATCAACACGATTTACAAGCCAGTTATGTTGACGACAAACTTCTTCGCGCAAACGGCGATAAGAGACACCAGCTTCAAGACGCTGCGATTTGTGGCAGCAATAACGAAATCCGATTTTTTCGGAGAATGGAATAAGTTGTTCGATGGGAAGATGAAGTGTCAACTGAAAACTCCGATTTGATGTATCACTTTTATCCTTCAATTCAAATTTTCTTTTCGAAGCTGTTGTTTCCTTTGCTTTTTGAATCGTTGTATTATGAATACCGCATTTGGAAAGCAACTTCTGAAAATCTTCAAACATTTTATGCAATGACTCACCGTATTCAACCATTTTTGATTTTGAGAATGAAACGGATGTCATAACGTCGCGCTTTCCTCTATGCATACCGAGAACGCATGTATGTCCATCTCCGCCAAACATTCCGCCAAGAAATTCGCGAATAATAGGGCGAGGACATTTTTCATCCAAGATAAATTCAGGAAATACTGCCGGTTGGTCTATTTTTCGTCCACGCAAGATTCCGCCAAGATGAAGTATATCCTCAAGAAATTCGGTTGGAATAGTAACATAATAGTAGTTTTTCGTCTTGAAACTCATCTGATTAATTTCGCAAAACATGGTTATATCACCAAGAAATTGATCAAGATCAATCTTGTGTCCAAGTGAAACATATGCAGTTGGATGTTTATAATGCGAACTAATACTTCCATCAGTAGTCAAAAGTCCAAGTATGCGTGCAAATGCAAGCGTTTTCATATATTCATTGTAATTATCTGTTCGTAAGGTTTGTTTTCCAAATGAAAGTGTCCAACCTTCACATTCTGCAATTTCTTCCTTTACTTTCATGAGCGGGTAACTAACACTGGTTTTAACCCTTGTTTTATTGATTTCAAGATCCTTTACTTTCACCCATGTATTGTCGGATGTTAATACTGGATGATCTTCTGTGCATGTGATTTTCCTACCATCTTCTAATGTTAGCTCAACACAATCACGCATTCCTTTGTCCATAAATGCGCACTGTTTTGAAGGAACCATACCATTTTTGCTCTCACTCCATCCAAGAACATATTCTCCAACATCCTCCATTTCTCCAATCATTACGGACAGTCCGCATTTCAGGGATATGGGACCATCGCAACAATCTCTTTCCATTTCCCCAAATCGTAATCCTCCGTCTCTGGATCGGCCTTCGGCCGGCTGACGCGTGAGATTTACCATGGGTCCGATGGATCTGCTGTGTTGTTTGTCGTTTACCATGTGTTTTAGGCGCTGGTAGAATGCGGGTCCCATGAAAATTTCTGATTCGATTTGTTCGCCGGATAGGCCGTTATAGAGGAGTTCATTTCCGTTGTTTTCGTAGCCGAGTTTTAGGAGTTCGTTGCGGATTGTGTAGACGTCGAGTTCTCCGAAGGAGGTTCCGTCGCCGAAGAGGCCGAGTTCTAGGAGGACTTTTCCGAGGAGGGTTTCTTTGAGTTGGGCGATGGTCATACGGGAGGGGATGGCGTGGGGATTGATGATGATGTCGGGGCGCTGGCCGCTTTTGGTGAATGGCATATCCATTTCTGGGATGATGTTTCCGATGGTGCCCTTTTGACCGTGACGACTGCTGAGTTTGTCTCCGATGACGGGTTTGCGAAAGGTACGAATGCGGACTTTGCAGATGGTGTACCCGTCGCCGTTGCGTTCCATGTAATTTCTGTCGACATAGGAATCTTCGGTTGTCCGGTGCATTTTGCTGACGTCTTCGTATTTGACGAGTTTGGTGTGATCGTTGCGGTTTTCCTTGATGGGAATGACTTTTCCCATGATGATGTCGCGGTTTTCGATGATAGAGTTTTCGGGGATGACGCCTTTGCTATTGAGTTTACCGTAGTTTCCGAATTTCATTCCTTTTGTTTTCGTGGAATCGGGCTTGCATCGGATTTCTTCGTCGCCGTTGAGTTTCTTGTCTTCGTCTTTTTCGGTGTGGTAGATGGTTGCGCTGAACAAACCGCGGTCGATGGCGCCCTTATTTATCAAAATGCTGTCTTCTTGATTGTAGCCGGTATAACTCATGATTGCGACGATGACGGGGGCGCCGGACGGGATTTCGTCGAGTTTAATCATGCGCATGACGCGGGTATCTACGAGGGGGCGCATGGGATTGGATAGCACGTAGGCCGTCTTGTCCATGCGATTATGGAAGTTGGTGACGTACATGCCCATGGCTTGCTTACCCATAGCGCATTGATAAGTATTTCTGGGCGACTGGTTGTGCTCGGGAAAAGGGATACAGGATGCGAGAATTCCGAAAATGGTGCTGGGGTGGAGTTCGCAGTGGGTGTAATTGTAGTTTTGGGAGCCCCGCTGTAGAAGCGAGTTTCGGAGATCGGTGCGCTTCATGGCAATCATACTGAAATTCTGTTCTTCGGGGTCAATGTATTCGATGATTGCATTACCGATTTTGCAGTCGGTTACGAGATCGTCCCAACTCAATTCTTTTCGGTCTAATTTGCGAAGGAGGTCGGCATTAATGAACGACTTGTTGTCTTTTACGCGCAAAACGGGACGAGTGATTCTGCCGGCATCGCTGCAGACACGAATTTCCTTGTTTCGAATGTCGAAGACGATGGAGGTGTAGACGTTGATCATGCCCCTGCATTTCTTCTCCTTGAGAATGGTATACAGTTCGACGGGGTCTCTGCTGATTCCGACCCATGCGCCGTTTACAAACACTTTGACTTTATCGTATAAATCCTTGCAATCGGCGAATGTATCGAGCGTATCGATGTGGGACTCGACTTGAGTATGAAGCGACTCGGGATTGCTTGGAATGGTAATGTGACTCATGTAGCTGATATTTTTGACGACACCGACGCTCGCACCTTCGGGCGACTCTGCCAGGCAGAGAAATCCCCATGTGGTATTGTGCAGTTTACGGGGCGGAATGAGTTTGCCGCTCTTATCAATTGGTGTATTGACTCTGCGAAGGTGGCTCAAACTGGAAACGTATGTCAGGCGATTCAAGACCTGAGCAACGCCGACTTTGGTTGTGTTTGTATTTTTGATTCCGAAATCGCCAGTGGAAAGCGCGCGCTTGATACCGTTTTCGATGGTTGTTGATTTGATGATTTTGTAGACATTTGTCTTGTTGATAATGCTGACATAATCTTCAGTGGAGCGCCAAGAACCCGTATTGATTTCTCGAATGACTTGTTTCGTCATATCTTTGACCACTTTGTTGAAATAGTTTCGAAACAGGTTGTTGAGCAGTGCGCCGGTCAAATCGATGCGCTTGTTCATGTATGAGTCGCGGTCGTCGGGTTTCAATATTCCCAAGCTGCATTTGATGAGACGCAGGGCCATATATCCCAAAAAGTATATTTTATGTGTTACAGTTTTGCAATGGGGAAATAAATCAGAGTTCAGGATATCAAGTGCGAAGTCGCGTTTCTTTTTTGCACCGGTTTCCTTATCCATATACATTGGAGTGTACATTACATTCGACGTGAGCTGACGCATGGCGTCTTCGTGTGTGAGAACGGTATTGGCGTCAATAATGGATGCTTGGAGTGATGCGAGAATGGCTTTATTGTTATCTCCGCCCTCAATGTTGAGCATGATTTTCTCGCAAATGTCCTTGTCGGGAAGAACGGACAGCGCACGAAATACGACGAACAGGGGGAGCGGGTGTTTCACACGCGGAATCTGAATATAAATGGGAAATCCGAATCCGTTATTTTTCGACGCAATCATCAGATTGATTTGTTTGGGTGAAATGCATCTGTTGTCAGGCACAGATTTTACTTCTGCGAGCCAGTTCCATTTGGTATTTCCTTTTGAAATGTTGAAACAGTATACTTTATTTTCGGCCGCTCGTTCTTGTCCAAGGACTGTTTTTTCGCTTCCGTTGATAATGAAATAGCCGCCGGCATCGTATGCACATTCGCCCGTCTCGGCATGACTGATGTGCGAGTATTGATTGAGAATGCAAATGGACGATTTCAACATGATTGGCATTTTTCCAATGTGAATTCCGGGAATGGATTTATGTAATGTTTGAACATTTTCGAGATTTTCGCCGGTGCGAATGGTGTATTTTATATTTGCATCTACTGTCATTGAAGATGCATATGTAAAATTTCTAAGACGTGCCTCTTGGGGAAACATGAGTTTGGTTGCTCCATTATTTTCATGGATTTGGGCACGATACAAATGAAAGTCGCTGAATGTGACTTCGATATCGAGTTTATGTTTTTTTGCTTTTTTATCGAAATCTTGTTCTGATGCGATGGCGACTGGATTGAACATTTGAATGGTTCTCTCCAGCTGGTTATTTACAAAATCATTATACGATTCAATTTGGTGTCGAACCAACCGTTTCAAATGTTGGCCATCAAAATAAGAGCCAATAATTTTCCACGGCGCTTCGTCATATTCGACATGATTGTCGTCATCATAGTCGCATTTTGTGGTGACAACAACAGCAGATTCGGATACGCTGCTTTCATTTTGAATGTTTTGATGATCGAAAGCAATTTGTTTTTCTTTTTCTTTTTCTTTTTCTTTTCCATTTTCTTTTTCTTTTCCATTTTCATATCCTCCACTATATCCACTATAATCTTTTTTTATAGCAAACCTACTATATTCTCCGGATGACGACGATGAAGCAGCGGCACAAAAATCCATATTGTTTCGGTTCGTGGTCTTTATGAAAATGTTTCTTATTCATTTAATAATCAATTTATTTTTAAATATATTTTTTTACATATAAATTGAAATAAATAAAAAAATCGAAATAAATAAATAAATTGAAATTAGATTAAAATGACATAAAATAATCAATATATTAAGTATGAAGATAGAAATATTTTTTCTTTTTAAAGAGAGAAAGAGAAATAGAGAGATAGAGAGAATAATTATAAAATAAAAATAAAAATATGAGCGAAGTAAAGAAAAAGATTATTATTAATCACGAACATTTAAATCCGAATGCGCAAAAAAGGGCTAAAAATGGTTCTAATACGTCTTCGAGACGAACCTTAAAAAAAATACCGGGGTTTGTTCGACCGAGCGAGTTAAAGAACAATTTAATTAAATTATTGAAACAAAAACGAGAAGAAAAGGTTTTACAACAACAGCAGCAACAGCAGCAACAACAGCAGCAACAACAACTACAAGAGAAAAAACATCAACAAGAAGAGCAACAAGAGCAAATACCTAAAGATGTATTATCTAGCCCTATGCCTACATTTGATAAAAAAAAATATGAAAATATTTTTTCAAAAGATTTTGAAGAATCTTTAAATTATTTAAAATCATTTAAACAACAAAATCATCGTCATTCAGTCACGCCAAAGAGACAATCGCAAAATAATGAAAATCGTGGTTTACATGTTCCTGCGATATTGGATGTTCCAAACGATTTCAGTTCTCCGATGTCTTTAGAGATGCCGTCTTTTATTCCTTCGCTTAACCCTAATTCAGTTGTTTCTGCTCCAACAAAAGACATTACAACCACGATTTCTGAACTGCAGCAACAGCTTGACCAAATTCAGCAGCAGCAACAACAGCAACAACAGCAATATGGCGGTAATAGTCAAGTGTCGCAACCTCCGCCGCCTCAACCGCCACCACCGCCACCACCACCACCTCCGCCGCCACCACCACCGCCACCACCACCACCACCGCCGCCACCACCACTGCCGCCTCCACCACGATCTGCAATAAAATATGAAGAGTTTATGGGTAGTTATGAAGGCGATAAACATGAAAACCCAGAAAACAATGATAGCGAAGACGCTTCGTCGTTTAAATATGAAGTTCCTCAAGATAAACCATATGGCGCTTTAAAGGGCGGAGCGAAACCATCATATCGTGAATATTTTAATAAAACATTGAAACGACATGCGGGGACAAACGATTTTAAAAATTATGTGAATGATGGTAATTCAACATCTAAAAATAATAAAAAAAAATCGAGCAAGCAGAAACATGCACCAAGAAAAATAAAACAAATAAAACGAAAAACGACGGTAAAGAAATACAAACTTGGGAAATATGGTAAAAAAATAAGTATTTTGATTAAAAATAATAAGACGATTAAAAAAATTCAAAATGCACAACGCGAGTTAAAAAGTGTTCCGATACACGATGTAAAAAACGAATTGATAAAAAATAATTTACTGAAATTGGGTTCAACGGCTCCATCAAATTTATTGCGGAAAATATATGAAGATGCAAATATGGCGGGAAAAGTCATAAATGTGGGTGGCGATACGTTTATGCACAATTACATGAAAGATAGTGGATTCAAGGGTGTAAAAATATAATAAATATAATTGAAAATATAATAAAAATATAAAAGGATATAATTAATAATAACTAATCATAATTATAAATAAAAATGGAACAGCTAGAAAATCTTGATATAAGTGACCTTTATACATTTTTCAAAGATTATGATTTGCAATATTTCAAAAATAATCATAATATTCTAGACATTATAAAAAGTTTCTTGGAAAAATATGATAATGATCAAGCATTTTATATTGTGGACTTGTCTAAAATTATTCATCAATATTATAGATGGATAACAAATTTACCGAATGTGAAACCGTATTATGCGATTAAATGTAATCCCAATACAGTAATTATAGAGCTTTTAGCAAAATTGGGTTGCAACTTTGATTGCGCGAGTCGAGACGAAATTTCTCAAGTGTTGTCGGCGAATGTGGCACCCGAGAGAATTATTTTTGCAAATCCGATAAAAGCTAGTAGTCAAATAAAGTATGCGCGCCAAGAGGATATAGATTTACTTACATTTGACAGTATAAGCGAACTCTACAAGATAAAACTCTATCATCCCAAGGCAAAATTGCTGGTGCGTATTAAAATCGATGACAGTAAGAGTGTTTGTCGTTTCAGTTGTAAATTTGGTGCCAGCGTCGATGAATTGGAAAACATGTTTACAATAGCTAAAGCGTGCGATCTCAACATTATAGGCGTGAGTTTTCATGTTGGCAGTAATTGTTATGGGCTAGAGATGTACAGTAAAGCAATTTATGATGCCAAATGTGCGTTTGAATTGGCAAAGCGGCACGGGTTTACATTTTCCGTATTAGATATTGGCGGGGGGTTTCCGGCAAACAATGAGAAATTGAAATTTGAAGATATAGCGAGCACAATTAAAATTGCACTGGATGAGTGTTTTGGCGTCGGTCACAAGAATGTGGAAGTGATTGCCGAGCCAGGACGTTACATGGTGTCGTTGAGTCATACGCTGGTATTGAATGTTATTGGGAAAAAAGAAAATGTTGACAAGGAAACGGGAGAAAAAACATTTAAATATTATCTTAATGACGGGGTTTATGGTAGTTATAATTGCATTCATTTTGACTACGCTGAACCTAAAATATATCCGTATAATGAACGAGACGGCACGGAATACAAGAGCGTTGTATTTGGACCGACCTGCGACAGTATGGATACGATTGATAAGCAATGTTTATTGCCGGATTTGGCAATAGGAGAATGGGTGTACAGCGAAAACATGGGTGCATATACGATTAGTTCGAGTTCTGCGAATTTTAACGGGTTTAAACCGGCGAAATGTTATTATTGTATTACTGAAAATAAGTAGTAATGGATATTTTAATTATTATATTTGTAATTTTATAATTTATAATGTATAATGTATAGTATAAAAGATTCCGATTAAACAAAACGATGACAATTTTAGGAAATAGGGTCCCTTATGAATATTTTATAACGCAGGGGAAAGGCGAATCGGATGCGGGTTCCAAGGGTCTTCCGTATGAAACGGGATCTTATGACGCCGCGTTGTTTGACGCAGGAATCCAAAATGCCAATGTGATTGAGTATACCAGCGTCATGCCGACAGAATCGAAAGAAATCGCGAGAGACGAAGGGCTCAAACGGCTGCAGTGGGGAGAAGTTCTCGAGTGCATTAAAGCGCAAGCAAACGGAAAACGAGGATCAAAAATCAGCGCGGCAGTAATTACTACGTCTGTAACGGATCCAGACGGTAACTATTTAGGCGGGTTTGCGTGCGAATATTCGGGTTCGGGAACAAAAGAGGAGGCCGGTAAATCGCTGCTGGAGTCGATTGTTGGAATGATCGAGAGAAGGGGGTACGGTAAGATGACTAATCCGGCGCTATATAAAGATAATATGACAGATAAGGGGTATAACATTCATCCGGGTAAACATTTTGTTTATGAAGATTTAAAGGTCTCGAAACAGCATGGTTCAGTATTTACTGCGATTTGTTTTTTAAGTTACAGATTTCCGGTATTAAAAGTCCAAAAAAGTCAAAGTAAATCAAGGTCAAAATCGATTCATAAAAAGAAAAAAACGGTGCGCCGTCGAAAAATGTAGATAGAATATGTATATGTAGATTGTTAAATAAATTAAATAAATATGATATTATAAGGGTTTAAATATATTATCATAATCATTATAACATTCATTATAACATTCATTATAACATTCATTATAACATTCATTATAACATTTATAATTATAATATGAACAGGGTAGAACAGTTTAAAAAAATTCAAAATGAAGGATTAGAATTATTTTCCAAAAAAAATATTGATTATGGTGATGCATTTGCCAAATATGGAGTGATTGGCGTTTTAATGAGAATTGAAGATAAATTACAACGTTCAATGTCGATCACAAAAAATGGTGTAAATTTAATAAATGATGAAGGAATTAGAGACACATTAATCGATTTGCATAATTATGCAGCAATGGCGTTAATTTTACTAGACGAATGAATTATTTATATACAAATTTATACACAAAAAATATATTTTATTTAATTTACAAACAAAATATATTTTTATATTTATAAACTATATTACAATTTTACATTTTTAGTCATAGTTTTTATTGTTACTATTTACTATTTTCGAATTTTATTTAACGATTAATCTCTCTATCTCTCTAAAAAGTCAAATACAAAAGGTATTTTAAGATCAAAAAATGGATTCAATATCTTCATCGTCTTCATCATCGTCGCCTTCTCCTATCCTTGAATTCGTGTATGAGAATTTTACATATATGCTTGGAATTATGATTGTTATTTTTGGAGTGCTTATTTATATTCATATGGCGGACGTCACTTTTGAGGCACCGATGACAAGAACAAAGCGATTAGTTATTGAGACAATGGAACATAAAAAAGGCGGAAAAAATGATAATAATAATGATGAAAATAATAATAATAATAATGGCAATGGTTCCACTGAAAACACTCTGTTAACACCACCGATCGATCTTGAAAAAAAATTAAAATCGGGATTTTGTAATATGCATGCGACCAAGGGCAGTTCGGCGACGGATATTGATAACGAGTGCAAAGTGTTTGGAAAAGCGTCTTGTTTAAATACGGACTGTTGTGGATGGGTCGTTACGTCGGATAACCCCGACGGCATGTGTCGTTCTGGAAGCAAAACCGGTATGACGTTTGGTTATGATGGCGCTGGTAAAAAAATAGATGTGGATTGTTATTATTACAAGGATTCAAAAAGCGGGCCTCGTTGTTCTTGAGAATATTGAATTTTTATTTAATGTTTTACTTGTATTTTTATTACTTTTGTTTACAATAATTTTCTTCTCTTGCATTATGTAATTCATTTAAAATTATACATTTTACATTATAAATTTTAAATGAATATTAAAATTACTTCCGTTGTAAACTGTATAGGTTGCGCGTGATGTATATATTTTTAATAATGTATATGGTCATTACATAATGAATTATATTTTGTGCGTAGGTGTATGAGTTAATATATCTTAAATCTAATATCGAAAAAATACCAAATGTTAACATCCACCCCAAATACTTGTTCATTCGAAGTTTCATTCGTAATAATCGAAAACAATGTATTCCAATAAATACATTTAGTAGTTGTGACAAATTAAATGTGTAACAGACAAATACATTTATCATTAGTGACAATGAATACAACAAATGCCAATTGTTTGGTCCTATGATACTCTTTCGCACCATGGTCATTAGAAATGCTGCAAATTGAATTGCGAACAATGGACTAAATGCGGAATCCATATTACATATCATAAATATAGTTGCAGTTACTTGTTGGTTACTATGAAATCTAGTAATATTATTTATATCTTTTTTTGAAATATTTTCACTATACGGCATTGCTCTCATTGTTGTGTCTTCAGGTTCTGCATAGTATTTTGTTATTAAATCCGCAACCATCATTGTTCCAAAACATACACAAATTTTGTAATATAACTTGTAAGTTCCTCCATAAAAATCTACAAAACAACAAATTATAGATCGTAGTCCAAATGCGATGCTATGTAAGCGGAATTCGGGGTATATCAGTGGAAGATTAGCATGCCTCTTTTGTGGAATACGAAACATGATTGATGACAATGACAAACAACCATGCATCGCAATAATTCCTAGATCAAATTGATTTTGTATAAACATGGAACCATAAACAAACAATAAATAATAACGATAAGTGAAATGTAACAATGAAAAAAAACCTAAAAATTTGTGAATATGCATAGGGTCTTCCTTTGTTGATAACTTATACAAATTAGTGTCACGCAATGCATCGATATATTTTTGGGGGAATTTCATATAATTTTAAATATTATATTATTATACATGTTTATATATTTAAATATATACATTACAATTTTAATTATTTTGTAAACTAAACAAAAAATAATTAAAATAAAAATTGATATAAAATAGTATAGATATATAATGTATATAGAACGCATTTCATAAAACAAGATCAAATGATTATTCCAGTCAAATGTTATACGTGCGGCAAAGTTATTGCAGACAAGTATCGATACTACTTGAATAAAGTGAGAGAGAAGAAGCTGGAAGAACAGGGAGGCGGAGATGTCGCTGTTGACAATGTGCTTTATTTGACCAAGCATAATATTAAAAAAACGGCTGAAGGACAAGTTCTAGATGACATTGGATTTACGAAAATGTGTTGCAGGCGTCACTTTTTGACACATGTAGATATTCAGTAACGTAACTAGAAGTCGATGCAGTAAATAAAAAGTGAATTCATTAAAGAATAATAGATTCAAAATATCAACATAAATAAATAAATATATATTAATTATAATAAAATATGATTGACCAAAAATATATCTTGTTGATTCTTAATTGTTACAAGTATAAATACAAAGCCGACCAACAAAATGAAACATGGCTAAAAAAACTAGGCAATAATAGTAATAACAATATAATTTATTTTCATGTGATTGGCGACGTTGAGAAATGTAAAGATAATAATGATGATAATGCCAATTATTTTTTTGATTTTCATAATAAAATTCTTTATACGAAAACAAAGGACGACTATCTGAGTTTACCGCATAAGGTTATCACGGCGCTTGAAGCAGTAAATCATACATATAATTATGAATATGTTTTTAAGACGGACGATGATCAGGAACTAGTTGATGATGGATTCTTTAATAGAATGATGACAACACTTTCAACTAACAACTACAACTATGGCGGGCGACTACTGAATGTAAATGACCATTATTCGACATATTATACAGTTCACTCCGAATTGCCTAAAAAATTGTTATTAAGAAGAACAAGTTATTGTAGTGGTCGATTTTATTTTCTATCTAAAGCGGCAGTCATAAATGTAATTGGCAAGAAAGAGCACATTAAAGAACATGTTATAGAGGATCATGCAATTGGTTATCATATGGATGATCATCTGAAGAAGAATACGCTACATTTTTTATCGGACCGTTTTTTTCGTGACATACCTTTTTATAAATAGCAAAAACTTTTATTGATGGTTATTGACGAAGAAAGCGTTCATTATAATTTATATGTTTATTTTCAATATTAGAAAAACCGACTAACTGTCCTGCATACATATCTTTATAATAACAAAATGTATACTTATTTTGTAATTGTTTCCACCACTGGTCTATTGCATACGTATTTGGATGACCCCCGTTTATTAATGCTGTTACTGACTCTGTAAAATTAGATATCAAAATGGGAACAAACGTTTTTTTAATAATATAAGCGGTAGTTGTCTGATTATTATGAATTCTATAGAAATTATGATATGGTGGACCTGGCGTTTTATCTCCACTCGGTGTCATAACAATTATATCCCATTTTTTATCTTTAATGTTATTGAAATCTTTAACAAATTTATTAAAATGATCATCATTTAAAATACAAAGATCGTCTTCGCACACCATAAAACAATCATCATTATAATCACTATATCTTAATAATTTTGTTAATGCTTCAACGTGCGATGCTCCACAACCTATGGCTCCATTACTATTTTTTATGGCAGATAATCTTTTTACATTTTTAAAAAAATCATATGTAACCTTTACATTTTCAAAATGTTTCATTCTGTCAACCCTTTCATCTAAATTTATATAAAACCCTTTCAACATTATTTATAAAAATATCACTATTATTATTTTTATTTTTATACTATTTTATTTTTTAATTATTTTTATAACTGAATAAAATAATATAAAAATTGAATTAAAGATATATACATATATTATTGTTAAGAGCGAACCAAGTATAAAGCGATAAACACTCACGACAATGTCATCGAATGCGAGCAAAACAATTGCGCGACTGTATAACGCGAGGAAAAATTTATTGGAACTAATGATAGTGCAGGGATATGATGTGGAGGGTTACACGAATTTCGGTGTGAATGAAGTGAATGCCATGTATGCGCACAAACAGCTCGACATGCTGGTGGAAACGAAATCGTCATCGTCGGACAAAGGTAAAGAGAAAGAAGGTAAAGGTAATGGCAAACCGAAGAAAAAGGCGTATATCAAGTTTCACCTTGAGAAAATGTTGAGCGCAGGGCATATTAATGATTTGGTTGAAGATTTGTATGTGCTGGGTTCCGGCGGCGAAATTGGAGGACTGGGAATATCGACCAATGCGAATGACACCGTTTTGACGGAAAGGGATACACTGATTATTGTCACGAAACAGGAAGTCAAAACCATGAATCAGTATTTGAATCAGCTCTTCTTGCAGGGCCGATTTATTGTTCTACTTTCATTGGACCGGCTTCAGTTTAACATTTTGAATCATCAGTATGTTCCGCCGCACACGATTTTATCCAAAGAGGAGCGAGATGAGGTGATGAAGAAATACAATATTGCCGATAAATCGCAGCTTCCAGATATTTCAAGGTATGATCCGGTAGCTTTGGCGATTGGAATGCGCCCAGGCGACGTGTGTAAAATTGACCGACCCAGCAAATCGGCGATTCATTCGACGTATTATCGGGTTTGTGTTCAGTAATTACGAATTTATACACCACCAATACAGGTAGGAAGAATGTCATTTACACTACATACTGGGAGCGGATAAGGCCCACTTAAGCTATATTCTAATATTACAGAAGCAATTTGACCTGTTTCTTCTTGTTTTATCGTAATTTTAAATTTAAAAGCAATGATCGAAGATGAATTGAATCCTTTTTCAAAAATTAATTTTTTATTAACCATATCTAATTTAATATAATTTTTATATTCATCTGATGTGATTTCAAGAAATTCTCCGTCTGTAATAGTTATATTTCCTTTACTCTTCTTGAATAAATATCTACCACTAAATATCGCTTTAGATAAATCAAGAGGGTTAAAATAACCTTTTCGACCATAATAATAAAAGTCCGGATCTTCATATGATATAAATGCATTTATAACTATAGTTTCATTTGCTTCTAAAGGTGTCAAACATTTTGTGTTGAATCTATCTTTTACAAAAGTTAGCTTGTCTATTAAAGAATTATTACAAAAACTATTAAATAAATTGTATTCTAATATGACATTTGCAGAACCTTCCTTATATTGATCTGTTGCTTCTTGTTTTATCGTAATTTTAAATTTAAATCTAGTGTCTTGAGGAACGTTTTCAACAATCAATTTTTCGTTATTTGTATCCAATTTAATCGAATAAGAAGAAGTATTTAATGATGTTAAGGTATTTAAAATTTGAATAACTTCTCCTTTTGTAATAGTTATTTTTCCTTTACTATTTGTAAATAAATACCTAGGATTAATTACCGAATTAAATAAATTTAAATCAAAAAACCTATCATTATCATTATCATAGTTTAAAAAATTATTTAAACTTATATTTTCATTTTCTCCTAAAGGCGTTATACATGTAGTTGTTCTATCTTTTGTAAAACTGATATATGAATTTAATGGGAAATAATTACAATAAAAATTCGCACTATTACCTGTAATGGATGTTCCGGTGAGATTAGCACCTGCTATTTTTAGACACCCATTTCCAAAAAATTTTGCATTCGTTAAATCTGATCCATTGAAATTTGCATCAACATTTCCATAATTAAAAACTGTTCCTGTGAGGTCCGTTAATGAAAAATCTCCACTTAAATAACCAACATTTAGAGTTTCATTTCTCCTACTATTACAATAACCCTTATATTTTTGTGTATTAGATGCAGCAGACATGTTGTTTATGACTGTTCCAAGAGATTGGAGTTCGAGTTGTCGTTGTCCTATCCTTCGCATTTTACTACTTCTAGTATTTGGGGAGGGAGGCAAGTTTTTGACCATTTTATTTTTAACCATTTTATTATATATATACATGATAAAAAAATTATAATAAAAAATTTTACTAAGAAATTAACAATATTTTTTATTATATAGATAAATATCAGTAATAATAAATATAAAAATAAAAATATAAAAATGAACAAGTAAAAACATAAATTGATTTTTTTATATTAAATAATTATTTTATAGCGTTCCAATACATTCGATGAAATCTTCTTCTTGGGCTTCAATTGTTAAAGCAAATTCTAACCCCTCTTCTACGCAGTCCACGCAGCAGACAGTAAGAGCAAGAGCAGCAGCAGCAACGCCTATAGAAGATGATATATTCACTTTGAAAACAATGAAAACAAAAATAACAAAAGGTCGGGCTGGCGGAGGACAACCTGCTCTCGTGTCTGTATCCGCCGAACCCATTTCAGAAAAACAGCAATCAACTGAATCAAATGCATCGACCGAATCAATCGTGTCCGCACCTTTATATCAATGCATGTCACCTTCCGAACATCATTGGCCGTCCCACAAAACCCTGATTCGACCCGATGCTCCAACTGTCGCCCCCATCTTCAAAAATGAAACTGAAAAAAGGGAATGGGAAGACAAAGAATATCAGGAAAATTGCAAATACTCGAATGAAATCCATCATCAAGAAATGGAGAAATGGCGCACAGAAAAACGCTGGCACACTGTTCCAAATATGACTTCCATGACAAAAGAGGAAGAAGCCGCGGGATTTATAAAGGTTTACAAATCGTACATCACTATGGATCAAGAGCGGCGAATGGTAGAACGATGTCCCCACATTATTCTTCCATCGGATTACGGATACTTGGTTCCATGGAATTCGACACAAAAATCTGACACGTTTTGGGATTTCGTGGGAATGTTATTCCACAATCGAGCCGATGAATTGTGCGCATGCAAAACCGTGGAAGATTTTGAGAAGGTTTACAATGAAGCGGCTGAATTACAGTGGCTCGATTGGAAGTGGAAAATCCTTCAAGAGTTTCCTGCAAAAGACGCGCTTTGGACCATGTCGACAAAAGCAAACATGTGGCCAAACATGTCTATGAGTAGAACGGCGCGGTCAAAGAGTCATGATGTGCCGTCACCAAAGTACAAAGTTCGCGGTGTGAACCGTGTCGAAACCGGCATCTGCAGTGTAAAAGACATCAAAACTCTCGGAAAAAATGCTCCGATTCGCTGGCACGTTTCACCAACACACTTGACAAACATGAAAAGGTTTCAATTCATATATGAAGAAAATCCGAATGCATACCAATTTGATTCTGACGACGATTTATTCTGACGACGATTTATTCTGGTGATGAGTGAATGATATGCGCCAATAAATATAATAAAAAATGTAAAAATGTAAAAAATGTAAAAATAACAATATTTTTTTATTATATAGATAAATATCATTAATAATAAATAATAATAATAGAATATAAGGATAAAAGTAAAAAATGTCAAATTTTTTTTCAGATGTTATGACGGATATGAAGGGAATGGAGCAAAACTTGCTGGGTCCCGATTACTTGTATTGGAAACGCATATTGAAGCCATCGGATATAGGCATGTCGTCCGACGGCAATTTCGGCGCGTTAACCAATAATGTAAATGGACTCATTGATTATGTAGAAGTGCTGGTTTCGGGAAATGCCGGGTCGACTACTGGCGGACCGCTGGGCGATAAATTCTTTTTGAAAACGGGCGGACAGTGCACCGACGTTGCATCCGGGCAAAAAGTGGATCGTTATATTTACATTGACAATGTACCGAATGGCAACATTCCTTTCATTTCATCAGGACTTGGAGGCACTGATTTTACGGAATTTGAGGGACTTATTCCCGGGCTTTTGGGCGATTTAGGAAAATTGAACCCCTTGAATTTATTCAAATCGTTCATGATGGGTGATAATCCGGATTGTATGTCGGTCACTCTTCAGACCATTGTTCCGGTGGCAGATGCCGATTTGAATGATACGGGCAAAGACAATGTTGGGAATCAAACACAATATGTGGCCGTAGCGGACGTGAAAAACATGGACCCGTGTATTTTCCCGGATAAAAAAAATCCGGCCGACCCGTCATTAACGTGCACGGAAACGTTTACGAGTCGTCGAAGGGATGCTTCGAGTTCAAGTGATGACGAGGATTTTAATACCAATGCATTTGGAAACATGTTTTCAACGACGACGCATAATAAAAAAAAGAGCGGCTGCAAGTTATCAAATTATAAAAGGGTTGACTACAAAAACAAGAGAGATATAAAACGTCAAAATAAAGTCAAAGCGTCGTCGATGGCCGATTTTTCGAAATTGCCGGACGACATGTATGTGAAAGCATTTTATATTCTTATGACTGGATTTTCTCTCTACGTTTTGTATCGGTTTATGAAGCGTATATCGAACGCTCGATCGTAAATCATAATTCCTGAATTAATGATGTTAATTATATTTTAACCATCCAGTTATTTTAGTATCTGGATATTCTCTATCTTCAATGACATTATTTTCGTTTACATATAATTTTCTAGAATAGCATTTACCATTCCACGACTTGTTACTAACATTTTGATCTGCTATAAAAATAATATTATTTTTTACTTTGACCACAATTGCGCAGCTTCCGTATATATCAAATGCGCCTCCACTACCCCATATTATAACATTTCCAAATGCAATTTTTTGTGAACCATTATTTACACACTTTTCTATTACTATTTTTATGGATGGATATTCTGCTAAAACAAAATTTTGTAATTCAAAAATATCCGTAGCATTATCCACACTTTCAAATGTTATGTTATAAACGGATATTAACCATCGTCTTACAAATTCTACAGATTGAAATTTTAGTCCGGTATACACGTTATTATAATAATTCGGTTGATCTTTGCTTTTCGAGTTACCATTTTCGTCATGGTTTGAAAAGGATATAACTTTTTGTTTTGTAATTCCCAGTGGTTTCCCAAATGTAACCAGATCTTTCTTTATTTTATTTATTTTCATTACTATATTTATTTTCTTATAAATATAACAAATATAAAAAAATAGTGTAAAAATAATATTTACAAAATGGATATAAAATGACATCATGAATGAATATAACGATAAAACGAAGAATAATAAATCATGTCAACATCATCATTAACCGACGAGTATTTTCGCATTTCGAGAGAATATTCTAATAAATATGGACAAAAAACAATATTGTTGATGCAGGTGGGTTCATTTTTCGAGTGTTATTCAAGGGCAGACGCAGGTGGAAACATTGCGGATGCAAATATGAAGGAGTTTTGTACGGTTTGTGATTTAAATACTTCGATTACAAACGGTAGGTGTATGGCGGGCTTTCCGTTTACGTGTAATTTTAGGGATTATAGTTTGGAGCGGTATGTGAAGAAAATGCAGGATCGCGGGTATACAATTGTGGTGTATGTGCAAGACGGTCAAGGTGCAAATACGACACGAAGTTTGTATTGTATTTATTCGCCGGGGACATTTTTTTCGAGCGATTCTGTGGTTCTCTCAAATAATACGTCGTGTTTTTGGATTCAGCGCGTAAATGTGGGTCCAAACAAAAAAATCATTATGGGAATGTCGAATATTGACATTTATACAGGAAAGAGCGCGTGTTTTGAAATTGAGTCCGAATTGAATCCGCGCCATAATCAGACGACGTATGATGAACTGGAGCGATTTGTGTCATCGTTTCGCCCGAGTGAAGTTATAATTATTTCAAATCTCTCTGCAAATGAAATCGAAGACATAAAAAATTATGCCAATATTGCTTCGATCGCGATTCATTGCATTGATTTGAATGAGCCGAGAGGAGAGAAAATAGAAAACCATTTGGATCCACATCCTTTTTTTATCCAGGCGAAAAATGCGGAAAAGCAAACGTATCGGAAAGAAGTGCTGGGAAAGTTTTTCTCGTTTCATGTGTGCAATGCGATTTTCCAAAATTATTCCATGTATGAGTTTGCGGTTCAGGCGTATACATTTTTGCTTCATTTTGTGTATGAGCACAACCCGAATTTGACGTCGAAAATAGAAGAGCCGGAATTTGAAAATCGATCGGATCGAATGGTTTTGGCGAATCATACGCTTGAACAGTTGAATATCATTGACTCAAAGGGACTCAGCGGCAGCACTTGTGGGTCAAAATCGTCCGTATTCCGCCTGCTTAACAAGTGCAAGACGCCGATGGGTTCGAGGCGGTTTTATTATCGGCTACTACATCCGTCATTCAATGTAAAAACAATTCAGAGAGAATATGACATTACAGAATATGTTTTAAAGAATGAATCGGAAACAATAAATGCAAATGCTAATTCTAGTTCGTGCATGTATATGAATTGGAGAAGCGCGCTTGAAAACATAAAAGACATTGAAAAACTGCATCGTAAAATACAGATGGGAAAGATTTATCCGAATTCTCTCTATATTTTGTATACCAATCTGCAAATGATTTCGAAAATGTATGATGGCGTCAAGTGCGACGAAACATTGTTGAAATATTTTCGCGCAAATAGAGATCCAGAGAGAATTACGAAAATGTGCGACGAATTCATAAAAAAAATGGAATCCTGTTTTTACATTGAAAAATGCAAGTCCGTCGATTCTCTCGATTTCGAATTGAGTTACCGGGATTGTTTTGTTAAACCGGGTGTAAGCAAGGACCTTGATTCCACATATGTCATGAATGAAGACGGGTGCAGCATTTTAGAGGCAATTCGCTCGCATTGCAATGACTTGATTGCGATTGGAGAGAAAAAAGGCACAACAACAAAAGAAAAAGATAATAAAGATAGTAAAGAAAAAGAATTTGTGAAAAGGCACGAAACGGAAAAGGCGGGATACAGTATTCAGACGACGGAACGGCGCAGCAAGTTGTTATTGGAACAAATTGGCAAGAGGGTAAAAACGAAGGAGCACGTTTCCAAATTGGAATATGAGTCGATTCGTCAACATGAGGACAAGTGTTGTAAAAAATTAGTAAAAACATTTGATTTCGATTTATCGACGTTGCAGTTTTCGAAAGCGGGGAGCAGTGCAGTGACATTTGTGCACGAAGCGCTATCTAGCGTGTGCGCATCGATTAGCGAGACGAGGAATAAAATTCGCGATGAAATCGGGCTTGTATTTCAAAAATTCGCGTGTGAGCTTAAAGAGTGCCAAGAATCGTTTCAAGCCATTGTTTCATTTGTTACGGATGTTGATTTAATTCAGAATCAGGCGTATATTGCTCGTAAATACAAGTATTGCAAACCGATGATTGATTCAACTGATTCAGGAAAAGGGCAAGGGCAAAGGCAAGAGGAGGGTTCCTATGTTGATGCGAAAGACATTCGGCACTGTTTGATAGAGAGAATTAACGAGGATGAGATATATGTGACGAATGACATTTCGCTTGGTCTAAATGAGCGCGGCATGCTTCTATACGGGACGAATGCGGTTGGAAAGACGAGCATAATTCGGGCTCTAGGAATTTGTATCATTATGGCGCAAGCGGGACTGTATGTGCCGTGTTCGGCATTCACGTATCGGCCTTACACGAATATTATGACACGAATTTTGGGAAATGATAATTTGTTTAAAGGGATGTCGACATTTGCGGTTGAAATGTCAGAACTTCGGGTGATTTTAAAATGCGCCGATCAAAACAGTTTGATATTGGGGGATGAGCTTTGTTCGGGAACGGAAATCGATTCTGCGATTAGTATTTTTGTTGCCGGGTTGCAGAAGCTGCATGCACTGAAAAGCTGTTTTGTGTTTGCGACACACATGCATGAGATTGTGGATTATGAAGAAATTGCGCAAATGGACAAGCTTGTTACGAAGCACATGGCGGTAACGTATGATCGGGCACGCGATGCGTTAATTTATGACCGGAAACTGCGCGATGGTGCGGGGCCGAGCATGTACGGTCTTGAGGTGTGCAAGTCGTTGCATTTGCCGGACGATTTTTTGAAAATGGCGAATGCGATTCGGTTAAAGTATCGCGATAAAAATCGGGCGGGGGATTTGAATTATAAGCCGAGTCATTTCAATGCGCATAAAGTGAAGGGGTTGTGTGAGCTTTGTAAAAAAGAGATGGGTGAAGAAGTGCATCATTTGCAGCACCAAAAAGAAGCGGATTCGAATGACTACATTCAACACTTTCATAAAAATCATCGGGCGAATTTATTGACGGTGTGCGAATCGTGTCATTTGAAGATGCACGAAACGGGACAACAATATAAACGCGTTTTAACAACAGGTGAAAGTGGATACGCGCTTTCGAAAATATAAAAAATATAGAAAAAATAGGAAAATAAACAAAATGAGAAAATATAAAAAATAAAATAAAAATATAAACAATTAATAAAATGGATAATAAATTATTTATTTGTTTTAATGCATTCTTACTATTGTTTATATTTTTAGCGGGTGGTATAAATAAAATCACAAATTTTCAAGGCACGGTAGAATTCCTTGAGACAAAGGTGAATGCGATCCAATTGAAACCCATATTTATTGTATCCATTATTGCTTCGATTCTATATTTTTATATGATTCTGATGCCAACAAAACAAATGAATAAAACAATGGCAACCAATGTATATTTGTTTATTTTCATTAGCATAGTATTCGCCGGCATTCCGGCTTTAGCATTTTTTAAAAAGGCGCTGAATCAAAGTGAAGCACTCGTTTCGCTCATATATAATACAGCCATTACAGGAGTCATTGGACTACTCACGCTTGGAAGTTTACTAATATTGTATTCTCTCTATACGAGCAAGTATGAAGAGTATGCGTATATTGCGACGATTGGGCTAGCAGTTTTTACCGCAATGACCATTTTAATTTTTCATTTTCCGACGAATCCAAATGAAATGATTTCATTTACAAAGAATCTCTCTATTTTCGGTGGACTAATGTTGTTATCGCAGCGATTCGCGCGCTTATAGAAAGTCGGCGCCGACTATATAAAATCGGCATCTACTATAGGAAATCATACGTTTTCGTTTCTTTATTATCTTCGATAAAACTGAAGCGGAGCTTATAAGACATCAAGTTTTCAAAAATACTGCCGGATTCTCCTTGGTTAAAAATATCGCGAACATTTTGGGGCGAACGCCCATCTTTAATGAATTCGGCATTTGATATTGTTCCGTCGACTACGGCCGATGAGTCGTCGTCGCCAACGATGATTTGGTTTCCGTTGGTTGTCATGTAGTTCATAGAAGCGTCCATGTAGGTAATATATGGTGGCGAATCGGGGTCCGTTTTTGAATTTGTGAGCGTGTCGACGGAAATCGTATTATTCAAGAGTCCGTTAATATAAACGTCGAGTGCGCGTTTACTGCTGTTGTAAAACGTGTTTGCATCGGGGTTATAAATAGATATTTGTGCATTCGTCGTCGGATCATACACGGTTTCGTCTTTATCGGGATCAATGTCGTCGTCACCATTATAGTTTAAAACGACGTTTACGGATTCTCCAATGGGAAACAGTATGATGTTTGTTTTCACGGTCGTTGTTGTAACAACGAGAGTTCCGCTGGCATCGAGTGTCAATGATAATGGTGTTGCGGTTCCATTTTTTTTTGTAAGGCGCATCAGATTGAACGATGGAACTGGAATAGAAGAGTTGAGTTTAATCCAGAGAGATACTGCAAATGCGCCATTTTTTAACTGTGTTTTATCAGGGATTGCGACAGTGGTGGGTGTTGTCACTGGGTGTGAAGTAACAATAATTGGAATGGATTGTTTTTGTTGCTGATAATACGAAATGAGGATATAAGCGGCTAATATTAAAATAACAATTAAAATGATGAATGTAAAGTCGATTTCTTTTCCATAAAACAGCATTTATTTATTTATTGAATTTATTAATTTTTCTATTATTTATTTATATTACGTATTGATGATATATACCCAGGGATATATAATATCAATAAAATAATTTCATGAATCTAAATCTAAATCTAAATCTAAATCTAATTTTCTAAATGCTACTAAATGTCGAGACGAGACAATTCAACATTATCTTTTACAAAAGCGAAACGGACTTTGTATTTGTTGAAAAAGTCGACAGCCGAACTTGATCCGCTGGCTCCATAACCGCTGGAATAAATGTCCCACGCGTCTTGAGGACCAAGTGGCGCTTTATGGAATATTGCCATGGTAATGTGTCCAGAAAAACCGCTGGTTTTAGAACCAACATATAGAGATCCGCTGTTCAAACTCCACGGCATTTGTAAAGCGGTTGTTTGCACCAGTTTTCCATTCATGTAAATATCAACGGAACTTCCATTGTTTACATTCAGAATGATGGATACCCACGTTTGAAGCGGAATGTTTGGAATCGGTGGAATTGTGCTTCCGCTGTTTCCAAGCGTAACATTTAATGTATTGATGTCTTTTCCTAAACTTACAAGAAGATTGGGGGGATTTGACGACGCGTCAGATTCAGAACTAATGATTGCTTTTTCTTTAGATGTGGAATCCCAGTCGGTGACATAAATCCAGGCGGAAACCGCGAAGCTGTAGCTTTTATCAGGTATAGAAACCGTTGTTTGGGCATTTGCGTCCTGTTCGCCGCTAATGACGGTGCTTGAAGAGGATAAAGCCATGATTGACCAAATAAAATAAATGACAAGAATGATGAGTATAACGATGATGAGTGTTGACCAAGAAAATTCCATTTTTTATAATATATTTTAACTGAATAATTTATTATTTATTTCTACTTATATATTTATTTATAAAATAATTGCAAAATAATTATTAATAACTTGTAATATTTTTATTAAATTACAATTTATTTTTTTATTACATTCATAGTTAAATATAAAGTATCTCTAAAAGTTGGGTTTAAGTGGCGGGTTTAATAATTTATGGGTATTATAAATCCAAGAAACGCCTTGACTTCCGACCACGTCTTTGTAATACACGACATTGCAAACTTGGCCGTATATTCCTCCTGGATTTGAACCAACAATCAATGTTTTAGGTAGTTTTGGAATGACGTTTGGCGTTGAACTTTCTAAATGACCGTTTAAAAACACATCCATTATTCCGTTATTGTTAAAGTTAATGAACAAGTGGTTCCAGCGTTGTAACAAAATTTGATTTGGAAGGGTTGCGCTTACAGTGTTATTCGTTTCAGTTTGAACACTTATTACAAGTTGGTTCGTTTTCGGATTGAAAAAAACTTGCGGTGCTCCTTGCGGTGCTCCTTGCAGTGCTCCTTTTATATCTGCGCCATTTGAATCGGTTGCAAAATTAAGAATACTGATTCCTCCGTTGGAATAACTGTTTTTTGGCGGTTCGGGGTGGATGTAAAACCATGCGGAAATTCCGTAACTGTAATGCGGCGTATTTGTTTTCACATTTTCTGCGAGAGACGGTGTTAAAGAAACGGTTGTGCTGTTGTCCGAATTGGTCGTTGTAATATCAAACGGCTCGCTTTTGTCATTGAGTGGCAACACGGTATCTACAATGACTTCGCCGTTGTGATTTACGACCGCGTCGAATACTTTCGGGAGCAGGAACAGTAGCGCAATGAAAGCGATTTCAAAAAACAGAAGAATGACGTAGCTCCATTGACGTTGCGCCAATTTCAGTTCGCCTCGAAAATAATCGGCCAGGTTTAAACACATACAAGGAAGATAAATGACGATTTTAAACAGTAAACTCGACCATGTGGGCGGACCAGAAATGTAGTTGGGCGATTCTGCTCCAATGAAACGAACAATCATGGCCAAAATACCGACGAGAATTGCGATATTCAGGATGAACAAAACCGCGTTTGCAATTATTGGGACATTGGTATACACGTGTAAAACTGCCATAATAAGACCAATCACAATGCCGATAATGATTGTATATTTTACGAATGATGTGATAAAAGGAACAAATGCTTCCAAGCCCATGACGAGCAATGATAAGAGTGCAAATCCAATGAATAGAAACAGAAACAGGAATATGGATTTATTATCCGAAACCACTTGGTAAGGTTGTTTTGTATAAACGTAAACGACCACTGCTAAATACATGAGGAAAATGATGAGCATTGAGTTTTTGACAAGTTGAACCAGGATCCCTTTCAATAATGAATTACAAAGAAATGTTGATATTTTGGTTAGAATGTAGAGGGGGTTAGATAACGACATGTCGCTAAAAAAGGCGTTTACGGATGCGTTTACATTTTCGCCCCGAACGAACGTAAGATAGAGAATGTACAAGATGAGGGAACCTGCAACAGAAGTCATGACAATGCCCGCGAAACGATCGACGAGAAATGTTAGTTCAGATATTGCAACTAAAATAAATAACAGAGTGTAAAGGGTTGAAATATTCAAAACGAATTTTAAAAATAGAGAGAATGTAAACAACATGACAACTGCAAAAGAAAACCACCATTGATTTGCAATAAAATGATGACTGAATCCGTATGACATAACAGATAAAGAGAGAAGAATTACGAATAATATAAAATATTTAAAACCTGCTGCCGCATCTATAAATTGTGTTGCTTTCGTTTTTATTTCATCTGAATTCATTTATTTTGTTTACAATAATTACTTACTACACTTACTTAGTTACTACACTTATTATAACAGAATAAAAAAATCAATAAAAATAAATCAATTTAATAAAAATAAAATATAATAATGTTTAATGTGTGTAATTGTAATATAATATGCCTATATAAGATAGAATTAAAACAAGAACAAATATAAATATAGCCAATATGGAAGGATTATTTGACCACCCTGTTCTGTGCAATGCGGATGTTGTAACATTGATGGAAAAAATAAACAAGAAAATGATTGCGCCGTGTAATAAAATGGTAGACGGGCTGAATTCGGGGCTCATAAAATATTGAAGCATTCTCGTAATTATCGAGGATGCAAAATCGGTTTGTTTAAAGAATAGTATCACGAGAGAAAGCAGCGCAATAATTGTAAAAAGTATATTTACGGGACTGTATTCTTCATCTCCGAATGTGTCATCATGACGAAAAAATACGATTATTGCAGATATCCACAGTGTTACATATATAATGACGGAAAAGATGTTCATGGGTGCAGTTACATTTTGTAAAAAGTTTTTCGGAAAAATTTGAAACATTCTTAAAAATGCGTTTAAAATAGTAATTGTGGACAACCCTACAAAAAATGCAGTTGTCAAGATAAATGCTAAAAATGTTGACCATCCGGCGTAAGCCCAACAACTTGTGTTGGAATTATAGCAAGTTGTTCTTAGAACGTTTATATAATAGCATAACAATGCGAAAAGGAATGCAATTATGCTTCCGCCGATTGCCTTGGGAACAATGTGTGATGCATTCGGTTTGTAATTATAGTATACTATTGACACAACAATTGCTAAAAAAGGAATTGCTCCGGTAAAAACGGCTGCAATATTTCTTGAAATTGCACTGTCGCTCGGATTTTCGGCCAAATCGGCGTTACCTGTGATCAACCAATAAATTGATATGATCCAAAATACGTATACTAGAATGGGGGCAAAGTAACTGTTGAAAAAGTTGGACAAGCTGTATGAAGTTACGTTGAGGTTGAATACGGAATTATAAAGAAACAATAAAACTGCTGCACCCATCCATGCACCCGTGAACAGTCCGGCAATCCATTTTTCGTCCATAACGTAGAGCGGAATGTTGACAAGGATGCATATAATCGCGATGAAAATGAATTTGGTCAACGTTGTCGTGGTTCCGCCGCCATAGTTATTAGCATTATTTATTGATTGCATTTTTATTTTTTATCAATATTTGATACTGTGAATGGATTGAATATTTTTTGGTGGATATATTTATTATATAAAATTATTTAATTATAAATGTGTTATAAATGTGTAAACACTACTAAATAATTTTATATATATTATTATTCTCTCTATCTCTCTATCAATTATCATTTACACTATTTCTAAAAATTTTCGAATGCGGTCTTTTTGCCGTGGCAATCTCTGCACAACGCTACTAAATTATCGACGGCGTTGGAACCGCCGTGTTCAAGACGGATTTTATGATCGACTTCAAACCACCCTGGAAGTTGGCGTTGACAGTCGCCACATTTCCACCCCTGTTGCGCCGCTACAAATTTTTTTTTGGATTCGCTCACGCTGCGTTTTGTGGGTCCTGCGCCACCCGTTTTACCGGATGTCATGATTTTGTTGATGCTATTTTGTTCTCGTCGAGTTGTCCAGCCGGCATCATCATTATCTGCACCACTGGCATTTGCATCGCTTCCCCCTTGTCCAAAGAATGCGCGTTTGTTTGTCATATCGAAAAAAGGTGTCAGCATGTCTGCGGATTGGCGACTAATCGGCATGTATTTAATAAATTCATTGGCGTGTTGCATAATATTGTGCGAATTTTCCGGGTTTTTCTTCATGAACAAGTACATGGACAGTCCGAAAAATCCAATGGTTGCCATTTTTATATATTTTCTGGCATTTCCAGATTCCACCAATTTAAAATATTTACCGTCGTAGTATGTATTTAAAATGAGTGCGGCAGTAATGATGAAAATAATAAATTCGAATTTAAATTTCATATTGTTATTTTATACAGATTTTATTTTATATAGATTTTATTTTATACAGATTTTATTTTATACAGATTTTATTTTATACAGATTTTATTTTTACACACTATAAATTAACTATAAAATAATAATAAATATTTTTACTAAATACTTACTTAATTAAATATTGCAAACTATAAATATTGTATATACTGTAAATATTGTAAAACTATAAGAAAATTATAAGAAAAATATAAGAAAATAATGATGATAAACGTTGCTGTTGCAATTACTGGAAATGGGGGAATCGGACTAAAAGGCGGTTTACCGTGGCCTCATTTAAAGGGTGATATGGTGTTATTTTCTAAACGAACGACGGGTTCGGGAAAGAATGCGGTGCTCATGGGTAAAAATACGTGGCTAAGTATTCCAGAGAATAGAAGACCGCTGAAAAATAGAACAAATATTATTATTTCTCGGAATACCGAATTAGAATCAAATGCAACTTCGTGTCGCGTATTCTCTTCGATATGTGATGCCATTACGCACTGCGAAGTTGTAAAGTATGACGAATTGTGGATTATTGGCGGAAGTGGAATATACAATGATTTTTTAAACGTGTATCATGATAAAGTGCATCGCGTATACATTACATATGTTTGTGCAAACAGCGACAAACACGGTTATGAATGCGACACATTTATAGATATTCCGCCCGACAGTTATTTTATTGAAGAAAAAATATATAATGCGAATGAAAATTGTTACTATTTGACGTGTCTTCATAAAATGTATGTAAATGATGGCGGCAATGAGATGGACAAATTAGAAGATTTTATAAAGGGTTGTTGCGATATTAAGGATGAGAATTCATTTTTTCAAGAATAATGATGATAGTAATAATCTTCGTATCGAGAGTTGAGACAATGGTTTGAAATAATGTCGCGCAGCATTTCAAATGTAATCATTTTTGGATAAGGTCTTGGATTCGGGGTAAAAGCGGATAAAAGCAGCGTCATGAGTTTGATATCTGGATAAATGTTGGTGGGATTCATTACATCTTGAAGGCGATTGTCTTGAATGTATGCATCGATTCTGCGCGTCACTTCTGTTCGGGACATTTTTTTTCGACCTGGTTCGCATATGAATTCAGAAAGTTGTGGCGTTATATCGCAGACGAGTTTTTTACTTTTTATCATCATGATTATTGTTAATGGAGTTATTGGATTATAAAAATAAATAAATGTAGTATCGATTTTCAATTTTATGAATTATTTATATTTTTCTAGATCGTCTTGTTTGACGTTGACGTTTTTTATTTTTATAGTTTTTACTATTATATTTTTTACTATTATATTTTTTACTATTTTTACTTGTTCGTTTCTTTTTATATCCTCCATTTGACGGCATATTAGGCCTCCAGTTATTTTGTTGAAATAGGCCTGGTTGTGGTTGTTCGCGCCGTAGCTGTTGCTGAACAGGATTTACTCTGCCACTATTTGCTACACCTACCCTTGGTATATCGGCATCGGATTGCTCGATTAATCCAGCCAATTCGTCATCTGGATAATCAAAATTCATTTTTATTACTTTAAAATATACAAATTATACAATACTACTATATATTTTAACCCGAGATTATTTTATTTTTTTTTAACAACTGGAATCCACTTGTAAACTCCATTTTTATCTGCAACAGATTTAAAAAACTTGCCGTTATTTCCTTTTTTAGTTTTATTTTTACAGTCGTTTGCAGCGAATGCGGGAGATGGACGCGATGTATATTTTTTTTGCGTCTTTTTATTTTTGTTATCGCATTTGGATACTCTGGGCATTTTTATTAAAAAGTAGTATATATGTTATATGCTATAAAAATATAAAAATATATTATTAATTATAAAAATATATTAATTATAAAAATATGTCCTAAACTTTTCTATAATTCCTAAATTTACAAATTCATTTTTACATGTGTTAAAATAAAATATTTTTATAATAGTTGAGCATCTCATTTGCTAAAATTTTATTTTTTATTAAAACACATAATTCGATATCTCCGCCATATGTTTGCAACGACTTGTCCATGATATTCATAGATCCCATGAGTATATATTTTTTATCGAATATGAATAATTTATTATGAGTATACTTTTTTTCAGGTGGTGTTTTGACAATAATGTCTTCATTTTTTAAATTTTCCATATTTTTTTGATTTAACATATTTAATGATTTATTTTTTACACCATTAATAAATTTCATAAAAATATCTTTATCTTTAAAAATATTATTTTGAAATTTGTCATTTGAAAATACTTCAATATTAATATTTGGTTCATTCTTTTTTTTTTCAACAAGTTTATTTGTAATTGTTTTGCTAAAAAAATATTGGTTGTCTATAAATATATGATGTTCTGAACTGTCAATCAATTCATTCACTTTTGTATATGGATCTATCTTTGAAACATTATAGCTATTTTTATTTTCAGTAAAATCATACAAAATATTTTTGTTACTTATCGTTTTACTTATAAAAACATTATTTTGAATAGGTATAAATAAAGTAAATTGTATATAATTTTTTATCAAGTTTAACTTTCTAATATCAATGCCTCCAACTGCAAAAATAGATTCAGTAGAAAATAAACGAACATGATAAGTATTAATTAAATGATTCATTGGAATAAATCTTAATTGTATTTTTTTATTTAAATTATATTCATTTAGATTCGTTTTATCAAATGGATTCAATCCAATGTTGATGTGAATTTTAATATTCGGGTGCTCTTTTACTTTATAATTTAGTAACTTTATAAAATCCAATGACAATCCTTCATCATTGAAAAACATTGTCGTAATATGAATATATTTTGAAGCTTTTTTTATTTCATTATAAATAATTTGATTTGTTTCTTTTTGTGTATATGAAATAAACATTTTTATTTATTGATTTATTGATTTATTGATGTATTCGATAGTATAAATAGATAAAAAAAATGTATAATATTTTTTATTTATCTATATTTTTTATTTATTTTATATTTTTTTATATTTTTTATATTTTTTATTTTATACAATTAATACCATTACTACTATCGAAATCATAGTTGTATTTTTCGAAATGTCTGCATTTTTTCAATAATCACAGGAACATATGCATACGGTTCAATGATTTGAATGCAGTGTGAAATCAAAGGTTGAAGGTGAAATTGGATGTTTCCGCCACCATTGTTCACAAATGGAACGAGGTCGCTAGCCAAGTGCTTTCCGAAATCGTCAGACACATCTTTTTCCGCGCGTTTGAATTTGTCCATGTGGTCGGTATACGTGTCGCGCGTAATAATCGATACACGAGAACCATTTTTCTGTTTCCATTCTTCTTTTTGAATGCGCATCAAGTATGCCAACAGAATAAACAAGTCATCGTTTAGCCCGATCGGGGTAATAATGTGAGGCACGTCGCGTAGCGCAGCATTGATGCGCGGAGCGTAGGATGGATTGCGTCGTTCGTCAGTGTGCGATTTGTGGATAACAACGAGCGGACTGCATCCGTTTCGCCGAACAAGTTGAATCATGGCGTTCAAATCGTCGGGATTCGGACTACCGTTATAAGAATGCAGAACGTTTCCGCCATCAATGATTACATCGTAAAGGGGTACTAATTTTTCAAGTTGTATCAGAACGGCCACATGCTGTCGGGATTTATTTTTTGGGTCTTTTTCCATTTGAGCAACAATTTTTTGAATGTAGTGCTCGCATTCTTGAAGTGTGTATCTGGACAAGCTGGACACTGAATCAGATTCGACCAATTCGCCACCACCGTCACATGTGGGCCGAGAATCGTGCAAAAACTTGCCATCCAAGTAACGAAACAGGAATGTCAGGCGGTTTTCAATCATGAATCGAATGTCTTTTGAATCGAGAAGAGCGGCATCAATGTATCGCGTCAACAAGTGCGTGCAGTATTCGGGTTCAGGATTGTAAACCATCAGCGCAAAGTAGTCGCGTTTCATGGAAAGTCGGCCAAACACGCAAGCAATGCGCGCATCGTCATGTTCCAAAATCGCAAATCGTAGCACCATGGTAATAATGCCTTTTTCTCGCGTGGTCTGAATCAACTCTGCATTCTCTTCGAGCAATTCGCGAAACTTGTCCATTTTGCCGCTTTGAAGCAGCTCGTTCATGGTTCGTTGAAGCCGTCCCAGTTCTTTTGCTGTCATTGCGGCGGCGGCTGTCATCTCAATGAATAATGAATAGAAATAATTGAAACAATCGAAACAATCGAAACACTGTTGAATGAAAATAAACAAAATCTTTTTTCAATTTGTTTATTTTGTAATTAAAGTTTGTAATTAAATGTAATTTTTGATTTGCGAAGGAAGTTATCTTGCATACATGAGACCACAATTACCGCCGACAAATGTCAGCATGTTGAAACGCTCTTCAAAAACAGTCAAGTTGTAATTGTAGTCGTAAATTCTCCACGTTGGTTTATTGACACCAACGGGAACTTGGGTTTCCGGATCGCAAATGGTCAAGAAATTCGCACTCGGATCCAGCGGCGGATAAAACGTGGTAAATTCAAGCTCAATCGTTGAAAACTTGCTGGCATTGATTGCGCCGGAAGGTTGAAAATCGCTGGGTTCAGTATTCAGACAAAAATTGTAACAATAAAGACCGTCAGGTGCCGAACCGCGACTGCTGGTATATTTTTCCAAATAATTATAGATTCCGGCATCAAGTAAATTCTCTCTGTATTTGCCGTCCAATAAAATTCCTAAATTCAAAAGAATGTCTTTTTGATTTTGAACGCTGAATGGTGGCGTAATAAAGTAGCCGGTATTTTGTGGGAATGCCGGATTGGATCCTGGTCCCAAGTTAACGGGATATGACGGGCATCGTGATAGCGCAGACCAATCGAATGGTAGCGTCGGTGGCGCTGGAACTAGTCCATCGGGTTTATACTTGTAAGGCCAATTTGTATAATTGCCCCACTCGTTTCGCAGATATGCGTCGCTCCTTTGGAAATAAAACATCCAGCTGGCTACCATACCGAGCGTGCTTTGCAGCCATACGCGACGACTGCCGGTGACGTTTTCGAAATCCCACTGATACACGGATTTAAACAAGTATTGTTGCGGCACGGTTGCAAATTGTTTGGCTTCGTCTGCAGACAAAAAGCAGTATGTGGACATGAGATGAATGTCGGCATTCCAGTCGCTGCGAGTTGAAGTGCCGTAATCCAGTTCAATATTTGGAGGTGGTTGAATGAATCGATAAAATTGTTGCAAATTGTCGTTAAAATTGGGCTGAATATAATTCGGCGTGACGTATTCGGGAAAATAAGGTGGATTAGTGTTTGTAGTGCTAGGTGCGGCAGTGGCGCTACCGGTGGCCGGATTCGACACGTCGCGAATCACAAACAGTTCGCGAATGGAGCGCAGCGTAATGTCGATTTGAAGCTGGTTGTACTGCAGCGCGACAAGTGGAAACGCCATTTTGCTGCTCAGCGTGAACCATGCATTGATGGGAATATACAACTTTCGGAACCGAATGGATGGATCAATGCCTGCTGGATCATTCGTATAATTATAAAAGGCATTGGGATATTTTCCATTATTGGATGAAAACAGGGCGGGATTATTCAGCTCTGGAATGTTACCGGTCATGCGGTTATACAAATCGCGCTCGGTTCCATTGAAATTTCTTTCTACTAGCGCTTGCAAGTATCCGCCTGTGAGCTTCTGAAGCGTTTGCCCCCCGACGGAAATTGTGATTTCTTTGATCATTTGAGTGCCAATGTTTTCAATCCATTTGAATTCGTAGGGCGTCCACGACTGTCCACAGCTTTGGGGCGGCAGAATAGGGCTCCAAATATTTGGTAGCGTGACAACCAGATACGTGTCCATTAGCAGTTCGGCATAGCGCGGAATATAAAATGTGAATTTAGAAGATTCATTCAATCGTAAATTTCGCTGTCCGTCGAAATCAATTCTAAATTTTTGCAGACCGAAATTTGTATATTTTGCATATGTTGTTTTGAAGAATGTTTTTTTAGGATTGGAATTGAGAATGACGTTTTGATTGCCGTATGCGACCAAATTCAATAAACCTCCTGCCATTGTTTATATTTATTTTTATTAAATATTTTTAGAGAGATGAGATATGAGAGAGAAGAGAGATAAATACTATATAATCTAGATATAATAATTTTAAATTATAATTCATTCAATTAAATAATTACATATAATTCATTCAATTAAATAATTACATATAAATTCAATAATTTAAAATATATATAAATTATAAGATTTAGATAAACACATATTTTATTAATACAAATATTTAATATAATAAAAATAAATAATTAAAAATAAAGTAAATGTCAGCTCCAAGTAATCCAGGCAGTACCGCGATTTCAGGTGTGGCCGATGCCGCCAACAGCTTTAAATTGCAACTAAATTCATATATTTCGCAAACGGACAACACGACGCTCATTCACGTAATTGGAACCACGCTGGTCGTATTTATAGCGGGCTGCATTGCATATTACGTGTATTATAAAATGACGCTGCTTCCAAAAAGCTGCAGACGTTTAAACGGTAAAAAATCGGCGGCACTAAATTCGAGTTGGATTACGACGGCATCAGCGGATCCGTCTTCTCAATTCTTGTTAAGAGATTACTATGTAAAAACGGCATACAATTGTTGTTCCACAGGAAATTTTTCAAATGATTACGTAAACGTGTGCGCGCTTCAACACGCAATTAAAATGGGATGTAGGTGTCTGGATTTTGAAATATACGGTAAAAACGGACAACCCATCGTTTCCACTTCATTAAGTGACGACAAGTGCATTAAGGAAACATACAATTCGGTTTCGTTTGATGAAGCCATGAGTGCAGTGGCAACGTCGGCATTTAGTCCGAGTTCAAACGTTTGTCCCAATCCCAATGATCCGCTGCTACTACTGTTCCGAATCAAAACCAACGATGTGGATGTATTGAACAGTATGGCGGATATCATTAAATCAAACCTGAATGATCGATTGATTCCGGAATATAATCACGAATTTGGCGGGAAAAATATATGTGCCGAGCCGGTAAATAAATTTGCCGGAAAAGTGGTGGTTATAGTGGAAAATAATCCGTTGTTGTACCAGCCGGGTGCGGAGCGCATGTATGAAATCACGAATTTGACGAGCAAGGCATTTTTGAGAATTTTGACCGTATTTAACGTGTTGAATAGTCCGGACATTACGGAATTGACGTCGTTTAATAAACAGTATATGACGATTGTTCTTCCGGATCCTTCCATTTCGGCGGAAAATTATGACCCGATGCCGCCGTCTTTAGCGGGGTGTCAGTGCATGGCGCTTTCATTTCAGCTTTTGCGAGACGGAAATTTGGCTGTGTATAATGAGTGGTTTGAATCAGGGCCGATGAAGAGTGCGTTTCTGTTAAAGCCAAAAGATTTAATGTTTGTTCCGCAAACGATTCAGGCGCCCACGCCGCAAAACCCGCAACTTTCATTTGCCAGTCGCCCGCTTCAGTCCAACATGTACAATTTTACAATTTAATTTTTTAATATTATAAAAAAATTTTTATAATAGTAATATAGATATAGATATAGTAATCATCCGTAAATAAACAAACAAGGTATTCATAAAAAATGAGTAGTAGCGCAATAGATCGTTCTTTAGAGATATTGAAAAATTCACAAAAAGAAATAGAAAAAAATCAAAATGAAAAGCTGGTGAGCAATCCAACCATTCAGGAAATCATTTCGATTGTCGAGCAGTTTTTAATTAGTAAAAAGCTGATTTGTTACGGTGGTAGCGCTATAAATAATGTTTTACCCGAAAAGGATCAATTTTATGACCCAAAAAGAGATATTCCAGATTACGATTTTTTTTCGCCGAATTCGCTGGACGATGCCAAAGAGCTTGCGGATATATTCTATAAAAAGGGATTCAATGATGTGGAAGCGAAATCTGGTATGCACACGGGAACGTACAAGGTGTTTGTGAATTTTATAGGTGTTGCCGATATTACGTTTATCGAACCGGAACTGTTTAAAAGTTTGATGCGCGAATCAATAGAGCGCAACGGAATCTTGTATACGCCGATTAATTTTCTGAGAATGTCCATGTATTTGGAACTGTCGCGCCCCGACGGTGATGTGAGCCGCTGGGAAAAGGTGTACAAGCGGCTGCTTATTTTCAACAAGAATTTTCCGTTGAAAGGAGATAATTGTTTAAAAAAAGCCAAAGGTGCGATAGCTGCGCCATCAAAAAAAGAGGAGGAAATATTTGAAATTGTGCGCGACGAAGCCATTTCAGAAAAACTGGTATTTTTTGGAGGATATGCGTGTGCGCTTTTTTCCGAACACTTGAAAAAGGACCAGCGCCCCGTGCTGTATTCTGCCGTGCCGTCATTTGATTTGTTGTCCGAGGACGCTAAAAAGTCGGCACACAAATTGAAAGACAAGCTGGAAAGAACGGGTCATTTCAGTCGCGTGATAGTGGAAGAACGTGAAGATTTCGGGGAGCATATTTCCGAACACTATGAAATTGTGGTGGATGGAAGAACTGTGGCGTTCGTTTATGAACCGGCTCCTGGTGCTTGTCATAATTACAATGTTGTGCGCATTAATAAACAAGATGTGAATATTGCAACCACAGACACTATTCTCAGTTTTTACTTGTTGTTTCTTTATATTAATCGCCCGTATTATGACCGAGACCGGCTGCTTTGCATGAGCCAGTACATTTACGATTTGCAGTATGACAATTTGACAAAGAATGATGGCATTTTTAAACGGTTCTCGAAACCGTGCATCGGTAAACAGGTCACGCTGAAAGACATCAAAGATGTAAAATCGCACATGTTTAATAAGCTGAAAGATAAAAAGGGGACGCGTGAATATGAAGAGTGGTTTTTAAGTTATAATCCAATTGAAAAATATAAAACCAAGGAGCGTAAAGGGAAAAATGCTGAAAAATTCGATGAAAAAATAAAAGATGTTAATAAATTTTCTCCGTCTTATTCCAAACGCAAAGATAAGAACAAGGATCGAATAATGACGAGAACGAGAACAAGAACGAGGACGAGAACATCAAGACCTAGGACAACGCCTGGAACAAAGACAAAGACAAAGACAAAGACAAGAACCAGGACAAGAACTCATAAAATACATAGAAGGAGTTAAGCTAGCATGTCTTTTTTCGCATTTTCGATTTGGTAACATCGTCTGCAGAGAGGAACATAAATGTCATCTGCACCAATTAATACTTGTTCAGTGCTGTTGGTATTTCGGAATGAAAATGGCGCCGGAGTTCCATCTTTGCATTTTCCACAAAGTGCGCGCAATTTTGTCACCTTGTCGCTGAGCGGAATAAGATCAAGCAACTTTCCAATTTTTTCTCGTTTAAAATCTCCATCGAGGCCGCAAATGTATACTTTTTTGTGTTGTTTTTCAACCATTTGTGTTGTAAAATCGACAATATCATGAAAGAACTGCCCTTCGTTCACTAATATGACATCGCATTCATTTATTTTTTTAGCATTTTCAGGCATTTTCATTATTTCTTCCATTGAGAAACCCATGATACAAGGTATCATTTGTTTATCATGTGTTGAAAGCATGGTTTCAGAGTAACGATCGTCGGCTTTAAAATTTATAACACATACGTTGAGCTTGCAAAAACAAAATTGTCTATAACAAGTAAAAAGCATAGACGTTTTCCCAGACCACATTGGTCCAAGAATGAGTTCAAGATATCCACCACCATGAAGATTCAAAGAAGAACTTTGTTCCATTTTTATACTAGCCGACTTGTTTTTATAACATATAGTTTAAGATATTTTTAATTCAATTTTTATAAAAATAATAAAAATAATAATAATGAGTATATATATAATATATTATACTTATATACTCATTGTTAAAATGTCATGGTTTACAAATTTATTTAGTAGAGCGAAACCAGAACCACAATCACAACAAGAATCACAAGGTATTGAGATGAAAGGTTCTCCGGAACAGGAGAAACGTTTACAAGAACTAGAACAAGCTGCAGAAAATGCACATGATAGAGAAAAAATGAAACAACGAATCGTATTTCTTGAACAAGAACTAAGGGTAGAAAGGGATCCAATTGAAAAGTTAAAAAAAGAAATAGAGTTAACAAAGTTGTCTTGTCAGTATAATGAGTTAAACCCTTTCTTACAATCAATATGTGAGCAAGAGTTGACACGTTTGGAAAGGTTATTAGAAAAACGTTATGAAGAACAACGGCTAGCTCATTGGGATCGATCGCCGTCAAAGAGTGCTGGAGACGCATTTTTCTCAGGTTTTGGTGGTGGTAAAAAGAAATCGAAGAAATCGAAACGAATGAAATCGAAACGAATGAAATCGAAACGAATGAAATCGAAACGAATGAAATCGAAACGAATGAAATCGAAACGAATGAAATCGAAACGAATGAAATCGAAACGAATGAAATCGAAAAAAAAGCAATAAGGAAAAATAAAACAAATAAATATAAATATAAATTATTTATAAAATACGAGTTAAAGTTTATTTATAAATAATGAATAGGTTGTAAAAAATGGAGGTTGATGCTGTTATGAAAGATGACATTCATAATACTAATAATAATAATAATAAAATAAACAATTCGACACCGTGGGTTGAAAAATATCGACCATCAAATTTCAATGACATTGTTTTGGATGATGTAAATAAAAAAATAATTGAATCCGTGATCGAAAATAATTACTTTCCGAATTTATTGTTTTATGGACCACCGGGAACCGGGAAAACAACAACGATCATTAACATGATAAATGCGTACCAAGAAAAATACGATCAAAAAAACAAGGGACTAATGATTCATTTGAATGCATCGGATGAACGAGGCATCGACATCATACGAAATCAGATTAGCGGATTTGTAACATCAAAGTCGATGTTTGGCGACGGTATGAAATTTGTTATATTGGATGAAGTTGACTATATGACAAAAAATGCACAAATAGCGTTGCGATATTTATTAAACAATTTTAATAACTCGATCAATGTTCGTTTTTGTTTGATATGTAATTATATAAGCAGAATCGATGAAGCGCTACAAACCGAGTTTGTAAGAATGCGTTTTAATATGTTACCAGATTCAAAAATTATATCATTTTTACAAAAGATTAATACGGCTGAAAAATTAAATGCAAAATTCGAAATTTTAACATCAATACAACGCCATTTTAATTCCGACATTCGAAGTATGATAAATTATATGCAGTCGAATCAACACGTGTTGTGCGAATGTAAAGTTATAACGAATGATGTATGGAAAAACATAATAATAATGTTGAAAATGAAAATGAAACCCGCCGTTGTTATTTGTAAATTAAATGAAATTAGTTTAACTTATAACATTGAACGTAAAAATATAATAAAAAATTTTTTGAATTATGTTGTGCAGCATGAGTCCGAATATATAAATTCAAAATTTTTAGATTTTGTTGAATATATAACACATATTCAAGAATGCAAAATAGACCATCTTATTCAATATTTTGTTTTGAGAATGGCAACACTGTTATAATTATATGTCGATCACTTCTCTTGCATTGTCTCGTATGCCGGATCGGTATCATTTTTTTGTTGTGGATAAATCAAACTGAAAATCCGGATCCCCCGTTATTGTGCGCAATACGTGCGTCGTGTATGCCTGCGTAACTGCATCGGCTTTGTAATATTTATAAAAACAATCTTGCAACTTGTATTCATACTCGGGGTTTCGTGTTAGTGGCATACTTTCCTGTATATTGTTAAATTTTGATAGAATGCATTGATATTCGCATTCTGGTAATATGTTTCCAGCAAACACGCCCTTGCATCTTGGATGACTATGATAGCTCGGACCAATGTGTTCAATAAGATATTGTTTTCCGAGCTGTAAATCAAAGGGGTGGACGACGGTAAGTGGTCTCATTTAGATGCCGGTGTATCACTATTCGTTGTCGTCTTATATAAAAACAAATCAATTTTATTATTTAATATTTAATAATAAAATTTATTAATTATTAATAATAAAATTTATTAATAATTAATAATAAAATTTATTAATAATTAATAATAAAATTTATTAATTATTAAATTAAATAATAAAGAATTCTTTTTATATTTATCCATCTATCAAAAACACATTTCGATTAAAATAAATGAACTCAATGGCGGTAGCGACAGCAGCAGTGTCGGCATTTTCAGGAAATGAAAATAAAGCGCTTTTATGGAGCGTTTTGCACGGGGGTGGAAAATTTATTGGGATTCCCGACAGTCAAGTGCCGGCCATTAAGGAGATATTTGAACAGACAATTCATAATATGAGCGAACATTGTCGAAGGTTAAATCAACCCGTAAATCTGAATGCAATAAATAAAGAAGCAGTTGTAATTATATGTAATAAAATAGAATCTATGAAAATGCAACAACAACAACAACAACAACAACGACAACCGCCATATCAGAATCTTCCTCAACAAATCTACCAAAAAAAACAACAACAAGCTCCGCAACTGGAAACAATTTACAGAGCAGAAGATATGCAAAAAGAACGTCAAACTGCGTTTCAAAATGAGTTTAAAAGAAAAGAAGAAGAAATGTCTTCCATATTAAAGTTAAAAAAGCCCGAAGAAATTAATTTCACAGATAACGTTTATGATAAACCGATTGGGGATGATATGGAACGTTTACTCGCAGAAGCATTGGCATCCAGAGAGCGAGAATTGGAACAAATAAAAAATGTTGTATTTCATACACCCGAAACAGATTCTTCTCATATCGTTTCAAATTCGGTTTCAAATGTAAATAAAAGTAAAGAACAATTTGTTACATACAATATGCCAACTGTTGATACAAAAAAAGAAAGAAGTGTCAATCTAAAAGAAAAAGAAAAACGCGTTAGTTTTGGAAATGAATTAGACGTTATTGAAAATGAAAATTATGATAACAATGACAGCAATAATAACAATGACAGCAATAATAACAATGACAGCAATAATAACAATGACAGCAATAATAACAATGACAGCAATGACGATGTAAGTTTTATTTTCAATAAACTAAAAAAAATTAAAACAAGAAAAAATGTCTTAGATGAAAATGTATCAAATGCAACCACTGACACAATTTTACAAATGTCACAAGATATTGCATATATAAAAACAACGCTTGCTGAACTTGTAATAAAACTAAATAACATGTGCGGTCACGAAACATCGTTACCATTGTCTTCGTAAACGCTATTTTATTTTTCGTCACAAGTGGTGATAGTAGTAGTAGATTTTGTTGGAATCGATTTTCTGTTTACTTTGCTTTTTGGAGCAAGCGAACTCAGTGTTGATGGTCTTTTTTCGCATCGCTTTAATGTAAACTTTTTTGTTAGCGTCGGTGTGTATAATAAGCAAGGAATGGATGTAATCGTTCCAGTTACTTTATCATATACAACATCCTTCGTTTTTATCAACTTTTTTTGTTCAAGACAATAAAATAAGAAATCTTGAAGAAACGATTTATCTTTATCATTCAAATTATTTTCACTAGCGTAAGTGTCAACAAATGTACCTATTTTTAAAATTTTCATGGACTTGTCTAGTTTTGTCCATTGATCTTCTTTGTTTTGCGTTCTTTCCTTTTCTAAAAAAGAATCAATATCAATGTTTGAATTACACTTTGTTAACTGTTTTGTGTTTGTTTTTTTTAGCAACATGGATTTATATTTCATGTTTCTAAGCTCAATGCATTCTTCTTTTGCTGGAACATTAAACTTAGTATTGGTTCCGTGAAGTTCGTTAGTATCATGATTAGCATCATTCATAGCATGATTAGCATCATTAATAGCATGATTATTTTTTTCTTGTGCTGAGCTTGATTGTGAATCCATTTTTATAATAATATGTTTTTGTTGATAACTTATATATATTTATGAAATAGAGTTTAAATCTATTTCATAAATAATATTTTATTCATATTTTATAGTTGTCATAATTTATATATGAATATAATATAATATACAAAAAATATATTATATAAAAAATATATAAAAAATATAAAAATAAAAATGGAAATAAATTCAAACCAAAATACTGTTTCTATTACTTCTATTGTTTCGATTGAAAATATTGAAAATGATAATAATAATAACAATAATAATAGTAACCGTAACGTAGTAAACTATAAATTGTATTTGACAGAAGGTGTCGGTTGGATTGGAAGCGTGTTAGTGTTGATTCCATATGTTGCCCCTTTTACAAAAACCATCGATTTTGTATTGAATACGCTAGGCGCATCTGGTCTATTTGTCGTTTGTGTTACGTCAAAACAATATCAGTCAGTTATTATAAATGCTGCATGGATCGTGGGCGGCATTTATAAGTATTTTTCATAGTCGTCATTTTTATTACATTTTTATTTATTACGATGGCATAAGTTTATAATGTGTGGCCAAATAATAATTTAATCCGACAATAAACGACCACAATAAATATTTATTACAGTTATAATGAAATCTCATGATGCTAAAAATTATCCCCGATATTATAAAATTAAAATTATAATTAGCATAAGATAATGAAATGATTAAAATAATTGCATATAACAGACCAGAATAATACGAAGGAATAAATCGTTTTAGTATTAATGTTTTAATAAATGCGGTTAATTGTATTGCAATAAGCGATATGTAACGAATTTTAAAAGTTTCCATATTAAGATGCGGCATTGATAAATAATATATAATTGTATATTGTGAAAAACTCGCAAAATATCTCATGGTTGATATGATGATTGGATGTATATTTTCATAGCCGTCATAGTCGGTTCTTCCTCGAATAGTTGTTCCAGCATTTTCATCATAATAGATTGTAGTAACGCGGTCTGCTATAATATGCCACATAAAAGTTCCAAAAAAATAACAAAACCAATTTGTTATATTCAACCAATGTAAAAAATAGATGAATATGGATCTAAATGAAAAAATAATAGTATGTAATCTATACTCCTCGTGAATTGTGCTTTTATTAGCAGTTCTTTTAATAGGAACGTGAAATATTTTTGCAGATAATGCTAGCATGAAATGGGGCGAAATGTAAAGAAGTGATAACGGATCACCAGGAATTAGTGTATACATATTTAATAATTGAAATGAGAAAAGTAACAGCGATGTAAGTCCTAATGATTTATGTATGTGTAAAAAATGTAAACCATACACATCAAAACTATCCTTATTCGTTATCAATCTTGTTAAACTTGACATAATATTGGACACAATATATTTACTTAATATTTATTTTTATTTATTATTTAGTTTTATTTCTATTACTATTACGTAATAGAAATAAATCAGTAGCTAAATGGTAGATAAACAGTGTAGATAAACAGTGTAGATAAACAGTGTAGATAAACAGTAATAAATATTAAAACAAGTGCATGGGTGATGAAGCAGATGACGGGGCCAAACTGCCAACACACATGGAATACGAGAGACGGGAAACAAAATATGCTAAAAAGTATGTAAAACAGCTCATGAACAAACTAAGGAGCAATCCGAAACTAAATTTTTTTGAAAACAAACTGTAGAGAGAAAATACAGTTACTAAAACAAATAAAACATAAAAAAATACGGAAAAGCCGTAATAATACAAACAGTATTCCCGAGTCAGAGGACCAAAAAGTGTATCAAGCATATTATTCATATTATTCATTTTTATAAACTATTTATATGTATAGTATATATAATAATTTATAAATTAATTAAAAATAATAATTAAAAAATAATTAAAAAATAGTATATTAAAAACATTTCTAAATTGTCTAAATTGTCTAAAATAAAAATGATAAAAAATATCAACGTATCTGGCATTCATGGTAAAAAATTAGGAATAATGTTAAAAAATAAGTGTATCGAAAACAATACACTCTATGTAGAATCGGATTCTAAAAAGATTTCCACAAAATCGGGGGAGTTAAAGCGAACGTCGTGTGAAAAATGGAATTTGCCGGAGCATTGTTTCACACACGCGTATCAGTTTTGTGAAATATCAAAATTATATTTGAACATGGAAGACAGTGGTGTAGAACATCGTTCTATTATTTTAAAAGAATTAACAAGTAAAATTGCAGGGTATAAACGACAAGATGTCGAAAAAAGGGTGTTTCATAAAGATTTATTTGTATCTCTCGAAAACGTAGTTGACAAACTATTGTGTTCCAAGTTGAAATGTTTTTATTGTAAACGTAGTTGCGAGATTTTATATAAAAACATGTATTCAAAACAGCAATGGACGCTGGATCGCATTGATAACGACCTCGGGCATAATGTGGATAATGTCGTTGTTAGCTGCTTGGAGTGCAATTTGAAAAAAGGAACTATGGACAGCGACCGGTTTAAATATGGGAAACAGATTGGATTAACATTTCGAAAAGTGAATTATGAAAATTGAAACTTGCAATTTATTTTATTATTTAAAAAAATTAAATATTTCTTAAAAAATGATATAAACCAAAAACATGTAATTATATCATTAATATTATTTTATAGAATTAATGAATGCAAATATGAACGACATTGTTGGTGGTTCAGGATACACGACACAAAATACACTATTATTGACGAACCTATTAAAATTCTATGAGCAAAATGGAAATTTGGACGTCATGTTGCAGATTATTAATGGTCATTCGAAAATTTCGCTTCGAATCATTGACTGGTTTGCAACAAATTATGCGAAGAAATATTTCACGGTATATGCAATTAATAATGAATATTCGAAAGGTTCCAGGCGGTTTAAAGTGTATGTCGACTATAAATTAAAACTGAAAGCGTATTCAAAAAAACGATTCGATCCATTTTGTAGGTGGGATAGAATTACGATTCCGTATAAAAATGGCACATTCATTCAAACGACGATTGGACAGCTTAATTTTTTTAAATGGGCCATTGAAAATGACATTGTTCAATATATTGAACAGCACTATGACATGATTGAAGATGACATGAATGCGAGAAATAGCACGTCGAAACGTTCGTCATCGTCGAATTCTTCAACCGCTTCGTCACTGTCTTCCATTTCGTCAGGGTCATCGTGTGACGATATTAGTATTGCAAACGAAGTGAAGAATGAAATTAAAAGTGAAAAAAATAAAACTCGAAAGAAGCGCGAAGAATTATCTGTTTCGGCGATCAAAAGTATTAAAACAGAAAAGGTGGAAGTGGTTGTTAGCTTTGAATGAATAATCGATAATTATAAAGATGGTTAGTTAGTTAAAACACCTGCAAATAAAGAAGAAATAGGTATGACAAGTATGCCATGACAATGACGATGAGCCATATTGGTATCACGGTTTTGTTTTTATATCCGATTCCAAATTGGCGAACGGTTCCGTCTTTGTGAAATATAAAGCTTGGTTTCACATACACCATAATTCCAAATAAAATAATAAATAACAGTATTGACAAGGATGTTATATTTTGTTTAATAAATAGTCGATTCATGGTTATTTTATTTTTTATTAATATAGATTTTTATAATATTGTATATGAATATCGCTAAACCTGATTGTTATTATATCAAAATAAAAAAATATACGAAATTATACATGAAATAATAAAAATAAAAATGATCGAGAAACGATAAAAATCAATAAAAAATAATCAAATTGATTTTTAAATGGTTAATATAATGGTTATCATTGTTTCCTTGTTTCTCAAAGAATGAATTTGTTTATTTTATCCCTGATTCCAAGAGAAGTTGCTGAAGCCATGATGGACAAACACATTGTAAAAATCATTTTGGAAGCGGTTCAAATGCTGTCTTCTGCTCGTCGCATTCTTCTTCCCGACGACGACGAAGGCAACGCTCCGCTTTACAAAATTGCGCACAAAAATCATCCCGTGACAATTTGGTGCAGAGAATCTCAAGCCAATTTTATTTGGACACTAGACCTCATTGACGAAATGCACAAGGAATGGCAATACCGCTATGACCACCCTGAAACCAAAATCCACAAATCATATGTGGTTGCACGGTATTTACGGGAGCATATGCCAGACGCTTCGCTTTTCCCTCAGCAGCGTCTCACCCCGTTCGCGCAAGCCATGCCGGACCAATACAAATGTGAAGATGCAGTCCAAGCTTACCGCAACTACTACATGTCGGAAGAAAAACAAAAAATTGCCACATGGAACAAGAAACGGGCTGCTCCTGCTTGGTACATTAAAAATGTAAAGTAAAATAAAATAAATAAAATAAATAAAATAAAATATTTTGTTATCAAAAAAACAAAAAACAAAAATTACTTTACATTTTTTTATTTTTTTTTTTATAACTATGTTTTTTATAAGCGCGCTTTTTGCTGTTGCGTTTTTTACGCGATGAGCGAATATTTTTTTTTCTTCCTCCTTGTCCTGCATATGCTTGTCGTCGTCGACTACGTTCTTCCTGACGCTCTTCATAAAGCTCATCCAGTCCTCGTGCAATGGACCATTCGTCTCTATATTGTTTCGGATCTTGTTCTTTTAATTTCCTTATATCAGATTCTCGTTCCGCTTTACCGTAATCTAAAATATTTTTTAAGTTGAAACGTTGAATAATTTTATGATTATTTTCATTTTTATTCAATACGGTTAATCTTCTTAAAAATGGAATAATAATATCTTCGATGTTGCCCTGCACCCTCAGTCGTGCTGCTAAATTGTATTGCGCAATATCAAGGGATGAAGAATTATCATTGATAACTTTAAGTAATATATTGACCACGCTGGTGAAAAAAAATTTAATTTTTGTAGCAACTTCGCCAGCAGGATCCAAACGACTATCAGTTATAAAGGCACTAACAATACGACTAGACAATTCAATAAATTCCTGATCAGTATATCTATGTTCATAATAACCGCGAGTTTTAACATATTCATCTAATATTTGTCTCAAAGGAACAAAAATATTAGGTAAATCTTGTATAGATTTTAATAAATTCAAAGATTCTTCTATAATATCAGTTAACCATGAAGGATACTTATTTAATAATATTTTACTATGAGAACTTGTTATATACGTTGGTAATGTTACTAAATATATAAATCTTGAAAACTCATGTTCGCCCATATTTTCTTTTAAAAAATGTATCACTTTATCATTCGCATATGGCGTATAGTTGAGAACTTGATCACGAATTTCCACTGGAAATCCAACCTCTCTCATCGCCGCTCTTGCATTCATTGACATTTTTTGCATAAATGTAACATCTCCAGGAACTACTGCTGCTTGTCCGGCGTTGCCTAACTCCATTATTATTATTATTGTTATTGGTAATAAGTAGTATATAATATATAATATATTAATATATTTTTCCTAAATAAATTATTCATTCGGTTAATAATTTATAATTTTCTCTCTGTTCTCTCATGCTTCAAACTATGAAACTCCTTCTACGTCCACATAACTGTCCGGATATATCGCAGCAATTGCTGGCCGTTTACTATATTCTATTGTCTATTGTGAACGACATATTGACTACTGTCTATATTTATTTTTTATAGTTCTTTTTTTTGGATATTTATGTTTACCACCTCCTTTTTTTAATGTTTGTTTTTCTAGTTTTTCTAGTTTTTCTAGTTTTTCTAGTTTTTCTAGTTTTTCTAGTTTTTCTAGTTTTTCTAGTTTTTCTAGTTTTTCTAGTTTTTCTAGTTTATTGCGATTTAATTTTGTATCTTTAATATGTCGTTTGGTAAATCTGTTATATATTTTTTTATCTTTTTTTTCAGTTGTTACTATTTTTTTATCTTTTTTTTCAGTTGTTACTATTTTTTTACGTTTTTTTGTTCTTTTTTTTTTATACGCGGGAGTTTGAGTTGTTGTTTTTTTTTCAATATTTGGACGTGGAGTTGGAGCATCTTCCGTTGAGTCCGTTGCAGCTACTTCTAACTGTTCTTCTTCTTGATCTTCTAACTGTTCTTCTTCTTGATCTTCTAACTGTTCTTCTTCTTGATCTTCTAACTGTTCTTCTAACTGTTCTTCTAACTGTTCTTCTTCTTGATCTTCTAACTGTTCTTCTTCTTGATCTTCTAACTGTTCTTCTTCTTGATCTTCTAACTGTTCTAGTTGTTCTTTTTGCTCGCCCTGATCGACCACTTCATTTGACAATGGATTTTTTATTTGGTTTATTTCTTGGCGTGTTAATCCTATCAACGTGTAAAAATCGTCTTCTGTGATATCTGTAATTCCTAACTTGCGAATGTCTGGAAGATACGTGTAAACTTCCTTTTCCAAAAAATCTTGTCTGTATTTTGTAAAATGGCTTATTATGTCGCTAATTTTAAAAGACAATAATTTTAACAATAGTTCCAAGTTGTCTCCCAAAATATAAGATTTATCACTTCCAGTTAAGCTGAGTTTTCCTTCATCAATAAATGCTCCCGTAAAACTTGCTTTGTTTGAGACAATAAGTTTGCGTTTATTTGCATCTGGGTGTTGTTCGGTTGCTTTCTTTACCATTAATCCTTCTTTTATAGTGTATGTATCAACCGCCCACATATCCTGTAACGTATAGTCACTTGGTATTTTTCTCTTTATTCCAGATGATTTTACAGTTTTTATTTTGTATTCCAACTGTAGATTTCTTGTTTCGATAAAATCAACGAGTTTATTAAATATGCTATGAAATGCCAGTGGAATGGAATAATTTGGATTTAGATATTCGGTTGATGTTGTTATTAATTTTTTACTTTGTATCTCACTAATAATATGAGTTTTTTTATGACTGATATTCTTTGTATTTTGTAGTATGAATAATGAAATTGGGATTTTACCATTTATGGTTGCTAAACTTTTAATATTATCCCACAATTTCAACCAAACAATGTATTTCTCCAACATCTTGTTATGCAGTGAATGACTTTTCTTTAACCAACTCAGCGGATTAATGAACACTAAAAATCCACCTGGTTTCAACCATTCAAACGATTTTTCAATAAACTTTGTCCAAATGGTTTCATTTTTATCTCCTAATTGCTTTCCAGTATGAGAACGAATGCCTCCTTTATTGTATGGTGGGTTTCCCATTACTACATCAAACCCTTGAAAATCAGCGGGTAATTTAAATTCCTTTTTCATATCCATTTTCAATGTATCTCCTTCATAAATATTCAACTTGTAAGAGGTATCGCCGCAAAATATTTTCTTGTAAATATACACATTTTTACTCGTGAGTTCTGAAGCATATATCATATGTTCCAAGATATACTTTCTTCTTTCTTCTTCATCTTTTATTACCAACGTTAATCCATTCATCAATCGTTGATAAACAACAACTGGAAAGTTTCCAATACCGGCTGCAGGATCTAACCATTTAAAAGTTGGTTCTGTAAATATACCTTTTCCATGTTCTTTTGTATACGCATCATCCAGTTTATCCATCATTTCATTTACTAACCATAATGGTGTAAATACTTCGCCATTTTCTTTTTTCTCTTTTTCTTTGGGTTTTAGTTCACCGTTAATAAATTCCAATAAATTATCTGGGTTTTTTATGGTGGGAGGGGAACTGCTTTTAGCACTCGTAAGTGGGAGCGTATAATATTGTTTTTTTTGCGACATAATTATTTTATTCACAATTTGTTTGTCTTCTGAACTATTCATGGCGTCAAAAACTTCATCTATTACTTGTTCTGGATATAGTTCGTCAACATTTCCAGATAAACGCCCGTTTAGTATTTTAAAAAATATTTCTTTTGTTTCTTTGTCTTTATAAACTAAACTTTTTAGTGTCTCGATATCATCTATTACTGCAAGCTGTGCATTTGCTTTTGAAGTGTCGGTTAAAATACATTTTGCGCCTGTATCCAAATAAAGTGTAAAAATATTTAACAACGATATAAATTCGCTTATTATCTCTGTAGCAGTTTCGGTTAAATTTATCTCTTTTTCTTCCTTCTTTTTTTTATCTTTTTTTTTATTGGACGTCATTTTTTCTTTCTTCTTTCCGGTTTCAAACATTTCGTCTTCCCCCAATTCATCAACACGAACGTCTTGTTTGCTACTTTTATCAATGTTTATTTTTTCAAACACTTTTTTAAGTGCTTCTAATTTTGTCATATCAAAACTAAAGTTATTAATAATTTTTTTTATATTTTCAACATTTATATTCCAAGATGCATATAATTTATTAAACAATTCTTTCACAAACTCGTTTCTACCTTTTTCATCATTGCCGTATTTATCATATAAAACATCTTCGTCGATATTTATTAAATCTGTGATTTGACGATACTTTTGCACGTCGACATCGTCTTTTTTTTTACTGATATTTGCACTAAATAAACTTACATTGGTTAACGCTCGTTGTGGGTTCATATCAACCATAAATCCAAACTTTTTTTCATCACAATATTCGTTTGGTTGACAAGGCGGACTATCAACCTCAGTCATTGATCTGAATAACATTTGAAAAAGTGCATCTGCGCTTGAAATAGAATTCCATAATGTAACAATATCAACATTGCGTAGAGAAATTCCAAGTTGCAATCGTTGTCCTGCTAAAATGATTAAATTATCTTTTTTTATTTCTCCATCCTTTATTTCTTTTTCAATATTTTCAATATCAGTTTTAATGTTGTGCGGATTGCCCATATATGTAATTTCATTCACCGTTTTTCCTTTTTTTGTTTTATCTTCAACGTCAACTGCTATAAAAAAATGATAATTTCTTTTGACATCATTAAATTCGTTTGAATTTGTTAACAAGTTAATGAGCGCCTTCACTTTATGTTTTATTTTACCGTCTCCAAGTGGTAAAAACCATATTTGTGATGTTTTATGTTGTGGTTGTAACGTTCTACATTTATTTAAACAAATATTTCGTATACGTGGCAATATACCCCTAGTTCTATAAAAAGATTGTTTATCGTAACTTTCTTTTTTATCTGGGTAACCAAAATAATAACGCATCATTTCTTTTACGGCTTCTTCGTTCGCAAAATTATCGCTATCACCAACTGTAGAAAATAATTTATTCATATCCCAACCAACATCCGCATTGTCTCCAATTTTTAATTTTTCAACCTTTAAAAATTCTTTATCCCATAAAGATGTAATCATATATGGTTTTGGAAAAATTGCATAATTTTTTTTAAACTTATCAACGAGAGATATTCCAGTTTTATCTCCAAAATATTCCAACGCATCTTCATAAATATCTTTACCAAACTGTTGTTTTATTACATTATCATTTATAGTTTCTTTACTAATGTTTTTCATGATCTGGATATCATTCATATCCCATGTAAGTTTACAATCAGATTTTACGCCATATGCTTCTAATGGTTTATTGTATGTTGCCGTAACATAAATTTTAATTGTATTCGCTATGGTATTATTTAATACATCAACAATTTTCTGCGCCTTATCTGTGCTCATTCCAAAATGTGCTTCATCTAAAAACATTATGTCTATATCGGGGTTTGCATCAAACAATTTTACTATGCGTTGTTTGATTATTTTTATATCTTTATCATCATCATCATTGTATTCCAACTCGTCTTCAACTTTATCTTGTCTCGCTTCATCTTGTCTCGCTTCGTCTTGTCTCGCTTCGTCTTGTCTCGCTTCTTCATCTCCTTTTGCTAATAATTTTTCAGCATTGCTTCCGTGAGACCACCCTAACTTTTGTTTTGATATTATAACAACACAATGCTTGTCTTTTTTCTCGCATATTTTTTTTGAGTTAACGCCGTCTTTATATGTAATAACGTCTATTCCTAAATTATCAAACTCTATATACTTATTAAAAATATTTTCATATTCGCTGAATGTCTCATTTGGCGCAGGCGTCATTAATAATAATTTTAATTTTTTACCTGGGTGCAACTCTTCTTGTTTTTTTATATATTCAAGTATTGTCCCCGCCATTATATATGATTTTCCGGAACGCGGTATCGCTCCAACTAATATGTTTTTTTCACCATCTTGAATCAATTTATTTATTTTTAATATAAATAATTTTTGATGAAATCGTGGTATAAAAACATCTTTTAATACATTCAAATAATTTACTTGAAAGTCGTGAATATTTGTAGGTGATTGTAAATAATCATATTGTTCTAATATTTTTTTTAGTTTAAAAAACGAGTTTTGTAAATCATTTATGTCATAGATATGTTCATATTTACCGCCCGGGTTAATATATTTGATTAAAATATTACTTGAAGCATGTTGTGCGCCAAACTTTTTTATTGCTTTTTCTTTATCTTTGACAAAAATATACAATTTTATTATTCTGTTTTTTTTCTCGTGTTCCTTTATTAAAGCGCATATTTTACCGATGTCATACTCGGCAATTTCCCTTTCTTCCTTGAAATATTTCACCGATATGAAATATAATTCTTCTTCTCCAATTTTATTTCCTTTATCGTCATATTTTTGATTAAAAAATGTTATATCTGAATAACCGCCTGAGTGTCCACTTCTAACTGGTTGTAATAAATAACCGCCGGGATTTTTATTTAAAATGTTTCCATTCCAGCAATTTGGTTGAAACTCTATACGTGTTTTATTTGGATTTTCATTAATGATGTGAGACGTTTGTAAATAAGTTGTTTTTGTTTTTGTTCCATCTGGAATAGCATCTAATGTTAAATTCGTCGCACCAAATTTTATGCACAAATCCCATAAACGTTCATAATAGAACCCTTGTGACGAATGATCTTCGCGACTGTCTCCTTCAACAATTTCTCCTAAAACATATTTTATTTTGTCTAATATGTCTTCTTTCACGTTGTTATTATTTTTTATTTTATTTTGTATGAATTCTAATATATTTTCGTTTCCATAATCTAATATATTTTCACTTTTGCTTCCACTCATTTGTATAATATATTAAAATACAATTATTATTCAATTATTCATTATATTTTAATATATATTTTTTTTGATATTCTTCCTCAAAAATATTCAAGTCCCTTATGTTTTTTCAAGTCCCTTATTTTTCAAATTCTAAAAAAGAATAAGCATTTGTGAATGTATTTATCATTTTCTCTCTACTCTCTCAAAGATCGAATTCACTACTTCCTTCTACGTCCACATAACTATCCGGATACATGTCGGCAGAATTTGCGTACTCTTCGTGCGCGTCATCTTCTCGCATTTCATTTTCTTCGTCCGGGTCATAGTCAGGCGCATCACCTTCGTCTGCAACCGCATCTTCGCGGGCCAGTGCTTCCGGGTCTGGATCGCCGGACAGCATTGTGCTCATTATTCCACGCTCTTTTTTACGATTGTTGATTCTCTCAATCCGCGCCAGCTCTTCCGTTTCAAAATCCGGATTATAAATTCGCAAGCCGGCGTTTTTACCAATGGACTGTGAACCCATTTTGTATTTCTTATGATTCAAGTAAATTTGTTTCTGATCTTCCGACATTTGATCCACGTTCTGAACAATATCATCTCTCTCATCGTCGAGAGAGCGCAAATAAGTTTCACGAACGGTTTCAATGTTGCGATTCATTATTTTTTTATCATCCAAAATGAGATCGAAATACGTGGTCAAAATTCGCGATACTTCTTTTTGCACATCAATGGGATTCTTTTGCTTTAGCGCTTGTTGTCCTGACCCTTGTCCCGTTTTTTTCTCTCGAAACTGTTTGACAACATTGGAAAAATGCAAATAGGAGTGGACAGAAACCAAGAAATAATATTCGTATAGAAGCACTGTAATGTGTTTATTGTCTCCGCTATAAATTGGCGTATTCTCGATAATTTCATTCAATAAAAGCGTAGTCGATTGCACATTGTTCAAAATATTACTAACCGGTTTCTTGTTTCCGATTTTATAAAAGTTCCCAAGTGTTTTCGTAACGCGCTCGTTTGAAAAGGCAATAATGGACGAAGCGTCGCCGGAAGAAAGTTGCCCGGTAATGTAGGGTGGCAACGACTCAATTTCAGACACTTGAGTTAGGATCATATTCGGATACACTTGTGTTATATTTTTAATCGCATTTTTCATGAATTCAACCGAAACTTCGAGCGTATTATTCTCTCCATTTAATAGCGTATTTTCTGTTTTATAAAACAACATAATACCGCCTTTGGTGACAATGCCTTGCGTAATATCGGATGGTGTTCTGAATACTGCATTTGCGGTTCCTTTATTTTTCATATTTAAAAACGCCGTCATTTGCTCCGTTAAAAGTTTACTGGTTTGTTCGACGCGTCGTTGTAAATTTCTGGAACGTTCGGTGGTCGGGTTTTCGTTGAATGCTTTGAGTGCAACGAGAACGTCCTTATCCAGCACGCGTAAAGATTCGGTGACGGATGCGGCTACAGACGACGACAGCGTTTTAGTTAAAATGCGGTTCAAGTTTTCATTATAGGTTCCAACGCGTACTTCATACATGGGCTTCATCGTTTGGCGGTGAACAAGTTGAAGCAAATGCTGCAAATCTTTAATGGTGTAATCTAAATTGAATTCATTTTTGATTTGGGTTATTAATTTTATTTTATTATCGTGCGACATACCTTTTGCGGACTTCAAAATATTGAATATGTCGCGATTCTCTCCAAACGTGTTTCGGAATTTACAAATTTTTTGAAGTTCCTCCGCCAAGGCCGTTTCGTTTATTTCTATCAAAGAACTTGCTTCCATTTGTTCACTTTGTTCCAGTCGCTCCTGTTCTTCTTGTTGTTCTTGTTCTTCAACTGCAGCTCTTGCTTCTGTTCCTGCTTGTCCTGCCTTTGATTTGGATTTGGATTTGGATTTTGTCGATTTCTTTTTTTTCGCCGAATCTGATGCAGCAGCAGCCGAAGTAAGAGCTTTTATTCCTTTATGCTTATCATAATTGCAATATGTCATGAAGGCGTTATAAATTGTGTATTCGTCAAAATTGGAAGACGTTTCGTGGGACATGGTTTCATAATGGATGACGCCTTGAGATGCTTGCAGCATTTGCATACTGCGCGTATCTTTTGGATCCAACATAGTCGCAGCTTCACTCAAACTGTAAACGTCGTGTAAAATATCGGCGTTGCACTTCACCATATCGCAATAATTTTGAATATTGGGTTCTCTCTGTATCATGTATTGCAGAACCGTTTCATTATCGCCTGCCCCCTTCTCATTGCAGCAAGCGTTTTGAATATAGTTTCTTGCGAGAAGCTTTGTCTTGTCCCCCGTTTGCGCCGTTATTGCATCTTGTATGAGTTTCTGAACAAGGAGAGAAAAATGAATAACCTTTGACTGAATCACAAGTATATTTTCTGTTTGTAAACTATTTCCATTTTTAAGGTTTCGTTTTAGGTCATCACAATACGTTTTTGTAACGGGTAGGGGTGTTGTAGTAAGGACAACGGACGGGTTAACAAGAAGTGGGCGAAATAGAAATAGTGCATCATTAATTCTGTGTCTTGCGTTCACTTTCATGATTTCACGTTGTTTTTTTAGCGCATCATTTTCGCGCTTGGCTTCAAACCGCACTTGCACATTCGGTAAATTTATTATTTTTGTTTTCATTAAATTAAATAGCGTGTCTCTCATTTTATCCTGGTTTATTTTTTTCACCGAATTCCAAGGTGCGTAGTCGCTCTTTACTTTTTGCGTAATACAGGCCATATAAATAAGGAATGGCAAATTGGTTTCGTCTGCGGAATATGGATACCCTTCAAATGATTTAACGCAATTAGGAAATGTGGTTTTGGTTTTAATTTGTGGAATAGACGATTGCACAACAATGATAATGAGCGCCATGCAGTAAAAAATAAGGTATTGGTTGTATGTTTTTTCGTATGTTTCATAATCCGCGCCGGTTTTTTTATCGGCTTCGTATTGTTCCTTTGTTTTTTTCGCTGGCACAAGAAATTGTATATTTTCAATAATAATTCGTCTTTCTTTTGGTTTAAGAACAATGGATAATGAATGTTCGTAATGGTTTATGATTCCTATCATGGTTTCATACTCTTCTCTCTCTGTTTCGAATTCATATTCTTTTTCTTGTTGTTCTTCTTGATATTGTTCTTCTTGACCGCCTTCTTCTAATTCATCTTCTTCTGCTTCTTCTTTTGCATCTTCTTGTAAAATAGCGGCAGCCGTCCCCGTTTGTTCAATGCCTTGATTCTGAATATTAATTTCAATAATTTCACCCGCATTTACGGACGCCATGTCGGAAGCCATTTGCTGTTCGTCACGCATCAAGTGCAACACGCTTTCATTATTATCACCGGGACCCTCCTCTTCAGCACCGGCCATCCATTCCGATTCGGATACGAATGCAATTCTTGAAATGGTGTAGCCGCTGAATTTATCGACGATTTGGTCGCCTTCGCGTTTACCGTTTATTTTTTCAATGCGCGAGAGAGTGGACATGTATTTTAACGATTTTGGATCGGCGGGACTATAATTTTGAGCAAGGTCATAAAAAAATGTTGGTAGCAAACGTATACCGGTTATTTTACAGTAGAACCAGTGTGCATCGTCGCCTGGTGCTGCGCTTCTTAAAAACAGTTCGCTGTTCACCATATCTAGTATGCATTGATACTTTAGTCCCACATCTTCCAAACCGAGAATGCAGTTTACAGTATCTTGGTAAGGCGATGTTACGACGGCGTCAACTCTTTTTTTATTTTCTTGTCCAAGAGCATATTTTAGTTTATTGTATTTTAGAATGTCATATACTTTGAGTTTATCGAGCAATTTTATATTTTTCAAATCGAATAAAAATATTTCATCGATATTTTTCCGTTTTAATTCACTTTTTTGGTCAAATTCGTTCACAATTCTTGAAGTTAAATCTTGCAAAATGGATGATTCCGCAACCGACTTATCAAGACACTTTTGATTAATCGAAAAACAAAGTGGGCTAGGTTTGGTTTCAGAAGGAATATTGCAAAAATAAGACGGATCGTCGAGTTGCACATTTTGAAGTTCTGGGTCGTCGTCTTTTATCCATTTATTGTCACGCCTTACAAAATATTGGTAACCGCTTTCTTCTCGTTCTTCTCCTTCTTCGCTTTCGCTTCTTAAAGCCGCATAATCACCATCTTTTACAATTCGTTTTCCAGAAGGATCGTAGCGCGCATCAAATAAAACGTCGCCTTTATTGTTATCGAGCTCTAATGCGGCGCTAGAAGAATAAATTTTACTTAATGTAATTTCGCGCTTTTTGCATGTTTTTGCGTCGGATGATGATGTGTTTTTGGACATTTGTTCTTGAATATCTTCTTGTTGTCTCCGTATAATGCTGTCGATTTCGGAAGATGTCAAATCCGAATTTTCTACGGCGAGCGCGTCCATGAACAAGCGCGCGTAGTCAGTTTCAAGAATTAGTTTTAGTATTTCAGACGAAGAAAGAAATATGTCATCCTGGCGTTTTAATTCGTTGAATTTATACAGTTTGAAAATTTCATCAAATGTCACGGTGGTATCGTCGGCGAGCACGATTTTTGTTTGAAGGGCGTCCCTTGTTGCTTTTTTAGCAGATTTAGAGTCATGGTCGCCGAATGCATTGTAAAACATTTCAAGCGACTCAAATGCGCTAATATCATTTTTATTGACGAGTTTTTTGAATTCGGATTTGGATACTCCAAGTTTTTTTAAATAATTGTCAATATTTTTATGAATAAATGCGCGCATCGTTTCATATTGTTGCGCATTGACATTCTTCGAATAAATTAAAAACGGCTGAAGGGAATAAATCACCTTGTATAAAGACAAGTAGGTGTAAATGTGATCTTTTTGTTGCCTTTGTCTTTTTTTTATATTTTTAATTGGTGATTCTGTTTTATTTGATTCCAACATGCGAAACGCGTCTTCATTTGTCGGAACAAACGCCGTTATAAATTCTTTGACAACGGCATTTGAAGCGGGACCGTTGGCGCCATCCAGTAAAAACAATGTTGCATCTTTTAGAACCCCTCCCTTGTATTCACCGATTCCGACTCCTTCAGATCCACCATTTCTTTTTTTTTCGATTTGAATCATTTCGGATGGAATATCGTCTCTCAATGTAACATTTGAAATAATGGAATGCCATGTTGTAAGAAATGCAGAATTCAGCGCTGCTTGATCGGCTAAATATGTGTCGGGTAAAAGCAGTTGTGATAAATGAACCGCGTGTTTGTCGAGAGTCATAAAAGACGTGACAAATGCTGAATCGTCGGGTGTTGAATCCACGCGCTTTACGCTATTTGACTTGACATCTTCAAATTCCAGCTTTGTTAAACCGGTGTTATACATTCGATCAATGTAGAAAGGAACCGCAGTAGAATTATCTTTATTTGCACGAGAAACAATCGTGTCATTGTTCGTGGATAAAGTCAGCATGTTTGAATGAACCGGCTTGCCTTGCATGACATAAGTCCGATCGGGATTTCGTTTGGGATTTTCAAATGGAGTCAAGTAAGAGTTGAGATCGTCCATAATATTGGGATTATGAGGCGCATTTCGATCCGGATAAATTCCTCTTTCTTCCGCAATTTGTTGCTTAAAGTTGTAAATTCCGTTTACAGTGTCCGGTTCTTGCGCGTCATCGCTGGTAACATATAATTTTTTAATATTTTCAACAATGGGCACAACCCAATAAAGCGGTGTGTCAAGATTTTGAATATGCGGAACGGCCGGTTTGTCTGCATCGGTAAAATGGGCAGGCATTTTCGGAACTCCATTTTTATCAAAGATGGAATACTCTTTTCGCAACTGAAAAAAACGTTCAATGTTTCGATGAATGCTGTTGAGTTCGGCCTCAGTTCGTTTATGTTTTGGAACGGATGCGATTATATTTTCCAATAAATCATTATACTGTTTTATTTCAGAAACGATTTTTTGTGAAGACGGAACTTCGTACATGATGTTTGCAAAAATGTGGTTGCCTTCATCCAGCGCTTCAGAAAGGTCGAGATCGATACCAACATCTCCTTCTTCTTCTCCTTCGGCTTGAATGGTGGCGGCTTGTTCTTCTACAACATCGGTTATCTTTAACGGAACCATCGGTTTGTATTCGACGATTTTGATTCGTTTTATCCAAAAAGGCAATCCACGACATCCAAAGTTGATAAAGATGCTGTCTTTTAATAACTGCTCTTTTATTTCTGGAGAGAAGGAAGACGATGATTGCGATGATGAAGATGACGATTCTTTATCGTCAAGTATAATTTTTACTTCGATCATGTCTTGATTTATGTCTACATCGATAATTTTACACGTGATAACAAGCGGTTTATCTTGTTGTTGTTGTTGTTGTTGTTGTTGTTGTTGTTGTTGTTGTTTCTCTTCTTCCAATGGGTCCGCCACTTCTTTTAATTGTTCTCGAATTTGGTCTGGCGTTAATGCTAGTTCGACAGATATAACCAT